CGTCTTCTATGTCTGAACCATCAAACAATGTAGAAGTTGCTATCGACTTCTTGTCAGCAGAGTTGGCTATACTAATAGCTTCAGTCATAGACGGTACGTCGTCAAACGCCGAGCTCGTTAACGGAAGAACGTCTACGTCTTCTCTAAGCTCTCTCCCTGGCCCGAGGAATCGTGACGCGGCCACCCGCGCCGCTAGTGCCGGGTCTGACATAAACAGTTTTGAGACCTTTCTAGCCGCTTCTGGGTTGTCAGCCATTATTCGTTTAATGGATTCGATGCTCTCGCGAAGAGTAGTGGCGACAGCAACCCACGAATCTTTCCCGCCGACTGCGTTCTTTCCAATTGATGACTGATTCTTCTTACTAATTGTCCAGTCGTCTTTTACCTCGATGTCTTTAAATCTGCCGTTAATAAGAGCGTTCTTAAACTCTCCTAGTACAGCACGAACTTCAGGATCTGTCGCTTCTCCTATTGCAGCATGAAGATATATTGAAGCCCCAACTACGTCGCCTTGACTAATCATCGCGAGGGTCTGAGTTTCAATAGCCCCGTTGTACGGCTTAGCGTCTCCATCAGGAGTATCAGGTCTTCTATTATAGTTGATATCGACCGCCGCCACTCGCGCAAAATTAAGAATATCGCGGATGCGAGCGAGCTCGCCTAAGTACCCTCTCTCGCTCTTGTCAATTTCTGAAGAGTACGCGTGCCTAACAGCAGCCACTACAGCCATAGTGTTGCCCATAACTGTCTCAGGAATGCCTTGCTCATCAAAAATCTGTCTATATTCTTTTGCAAGGACCTCAGAAATTTCATCTACCTCAAAAGGATCTTCGTTGCTGTAGTCCGTGAAATTCTTAGACATCTTTGCAGTCTCGGCGCGCGCGCGGAGTGCTTCTGAGTGTCTTTCCAAAAGCTCTGGCATGAATTCGTCGAGAGACGGGTGTAGCTCGCCGGTTCCGACCATGCGTAGGAGCTCATCAGCGGTGAAGAATTTAATTTCTGACGTCTCGTTATCGCTGATTTTCGCGCTCTTCGCGTCTTCAGCAGAAACTGTGAAGCCAACTGTAGAGTACCGCCAGTCCTGCGTGACATCGTTCTCATGTATGAAGTCGGGGACTGTCAACGCGTTGATAGAAATTCCAATTTCCTCTGCGGTCTCTTCAATCGCGGTTGTTCTAGGGTCTTCTGCATTTCTTCTGTTTCTATGCGCTCCACCAGGCAGACCCCACTTCCCCCCTCCTCCTGGGATCCACGTTGCTCTTTTGCCAAGAACGTACTTAACTTCTCCATCATCGTCAACAAACGAGATTAGCGCGCCGCCGGCGCCGTATCTTCCCCAAAATCTTTGCTTCTCCGCCGAGAAGAAATAACCTTCGCCAGCGCTATCTGCTCCACCGTCACCCATCGGTATAAACATTGGTAGTAGAACATCGGGATCGTCAACGTTGACGTCGTATCTATCTATAAACGACTCCGCCACCCAGACATCGTCGTCTATCTGACTAAATTCTACTCCCTTGTACGTAGCTTTTTGGAGAGGGTAGATACTCTTCTGATTTGATATTTCTCCAGAAGAATTAATGTTCTGCTCAACCCACTCGGGATCAGCATCCTCGATGTACTTTCTCCATTTACCACTTTCTACTTTGGCTTTGAGATCACCTTCAATGAAGTAAAAGACCTTGTTGGTCTGAGGAGTAGTCAACCTTCCTTCATAGTCTGGCAATATTCCAGCGTTGTCGTACGTCTCTTCAAGTTGCGAATTAAGCACTCGACTCCACGCGATGTGATGCGGGCTGCCGACACGAAATGGATTGAGACTCTCTAGCGCTTTGACAACTATTTCCCGAGTCGGTCTAGGGTGACGAGCATCTACGAGATTTGCGTCAAGCCACTCGTCTGATGCGATTGAGTAATAGTCGCGGGCAAGTTCTTTGCTCGGGCTTTCTGAGTACGTATCGTGTTTTTCCGAGACTGCCTTTGCGATATTCTCGATAAAGAGCTGTACTTTTTGCTCGGTGAAATCAGACTGGGACTTTCCCTGCTCTTCTCTCTGACTATCTATTATTCTCAACGCTGAAATTCGGTACGAAGCATCTTCTACTGACCCTGGCTCAAACCCTGCACCTTCAATAATGGCACGTTCAGAATCTGAGAACTCGCCGGCATCAGAGTCATCACCATCGACCGGGCTATCTACATCGGAAGTTTCTGTATCTTGAGTGTTTTCTTCGAGAGATTTAACTTTTTCTTCTAAAGATTCAGATTTCTGCGACTTCACGAGCTTAACGTAGTACGAGCCGTCTCCGCGATCTTCGACTGAGTCTACTTTGAACGAGCCGTACGCGATAACCTCTCCCTCATCCCATGTCGATAGTTCGCTTACATCTACTCCAATTGCATCTTCTCCATCGACTTCTAGAATGATGTCTCCGAATTCTTCTGATGTTTCTACGTCCTTTGAAAAAGATCGAGGCGGGATAGTAACTGTAGATCCTTCTGTTATGAAGTCCTCAGTGCTCTCATTGTTGACAATCCCTCTGTACATTTTTCCACTGTAGGGAGAAGACTCTGAAAGTCGCGTAAGTAGACGAAAGAAAGCGCCAGCAACTGATGGCTCTTCTCCGCCTATCTGTTCTTCTCCTTGTACTAGTTTTAATTGTGATCTAAGAAGATCTCCATACGACACTGGAAGTTTGTTTTCTTGAGCAAACTTAACAACGTCTTTCATCGAGCTAGGCTTGTCAATCTTGCTAAGCGCTCCCCCTAGATAGCGCTCCGTCGTGCCGTACCCGTCTAAAATTCCGCCGTCAAAGAATGTTAGAAACGCGACTAAGGCTCTTAGAGCTTCTTTCTTCTTTACGTCGTCAGATTCTGCAAACTCTATGCGTTCCGATACTACGTCCTTAAGACCAATATTGTCGTCGTCTTGTAGAGCATTGGATAAGACGTCGACTAGATCGTCTAAGTACTCATTCTCTTCTTTTGAATTATTTTCTAGATACTCTTCTAACAGCGAGATAGTTCTGTCTGCAACATCTCTAGACTGTAAGAATCCGGCCAACTCAAATTCGGATGTAAGCTCATCGTCATCGCTGTACAGAACATCATCTGGCTCGAAATTCTTAATTTTTTCAGATACTTCAGATTCAGCATCGACTGTTGGAGAATCTACAAGGTCGCTGATGTCGTAGTCTTCGTCTAGGACTATCACCTCGTGGTATTTGCCATTGCGCGTCACATGGACTGCTGCAATTCTCTCAACGGGGACTAACTCCTCGACAACGTTGTCACCAAACTGCTCTACAAACTCTCTTGTAGTCGCCCAGTTTGTTGTCGACTTCTTTTTCTGAGCACCGACAGCGCGAAACAACGGAACGGTGTCACCATACTGCGAACGAAGAGCTTCTCTAGTCGCCTTAAAGGCGTCGTAAAAATCTTGTGGCGATGTTTCTGGATCATCGCCGTCCATAATTTTGTCTACGTCTGTATCAGCATTGAAAAATACTCCGGAGGCAGCACTCTTTATTGCCGTGTACACTCCTTTATTTTTGAACAGATCTTTGTATGCGGCCAAGTTAGTTTCTGGAGAAAGAGTGCTCAGCCTTTCAGCAGCATCAGCGACGTCTTCTACTGATGCTTTTGCGTCTTTTCTTCTATCGAAACGTAGCTCATTTATTCTTTTTGATAACGCGACGTACTCTTCGGCTTCTTCCCTTGTTAGTCCACCTTTGGCCTCAAAGACTTTGATTCTTTCTTTAAGCTGCTTTTCCTCAGCGAGAGCGTCGTTGTTTGGCGCCCCCTCAGGGGCGTCAACTTTTGGGGAATCACCAACAACTGCAATAGCGTCGGATCGACGTATTGTTGTTTCAAAGCCACTCGGTGGACTAATCGTAATGAACGTATCGTCTGGCGACGTCTGACCAATTTCTTCTCGAAGAAGATCTTTGATCGTCTCATCGTCTGCCGTATACTCCGGATTCTCAGAATCTCGTAAAGCTTCTGTGATGTTTTTTGAAGCTTGCGCCACGTCGGTACCAGGAGACTCAGGACGATCAGACTCCTCGCCTGTCCAGGCGTCATCTCTTCTATTGTCCTCGACGTTTTCACGAAGAGCCTCTGTAGTTCCGGCTGGCGCTTCGCCCGAGTCCCCGCTGTCGTCTGGCTTTGGAGACGGCGGCTCGACACCCATCGGACCTTCACCGTCATCGTCGCCCATCTTACGAAGTTCTTCGAGCTGCGAGTCAAGGTTCTTCGGCTTCTTGCCTTCAGGAACCTTACCGCTGTCAATCCACGGCGAGTTGTCGTCGCCGTCCTTGATTACTGTAAGCGCAGTTGTGCCTTTACTGTCGATGTACTTCTTAGGACCATAGCTCTTCTTCGCTTTTTCACCAAGCTTGTCTGGGTCGCGATGATCAATGTCCTTAAGAATGTAGACATTGACGTATCCGCCACTTTCGTTGTACCGAACAACTGTGCCGGCATAGCCCCACTTATCTCGAACTCGCATCCCAGGCTTGATGAACACGCCGTCCTTACTAAACCCAAGACCGCTACCCTCTGGCGGAAGACCCTTGCCAATCTCAGCAGGTCCATACACCGAGCCGTCAAGAATTCTTCTTGCGTCACGCACTGATCCGTGCGCAAAGTCGTAGTCGAGCTTTGTCTTGCCAGTCGAGGTAGAGAACTCGTCAAGCCCGTCCTCCTCGTTGCGCAAACGAGATACTGCCTCGCTGAGAGAAATCTTCCCGTCGGTGTAGTCTGAAATCGCGTCAATCGCTCTTTGAAGAGCGTCCTTGAACTTCTTACCAGTTGAGCCCTTGCTATAGATATCGTCCTTAACCATCTCAAGGTCGTCTGTGGCTTCTGACAAGTCGTCGCCGAATGTCTTCTGGGTCTTAGGATCAAACGCGACTTCTTCAATGATTGCGCCAGATGTGTCAACCGGAGCCTCGTCTGGAGAAGGAGGCGGCAGCGGCATGTCACCTTCGAGAGCCTCAGGAGACTCCGGAGTCCCGCCTGGCGCGACTTCGTCACGTGTCTCAGCAACTTCTTCGCTCGCTGAGAGTCTTGAGTCAACGACCTCGCCAACGCGTTCGTTGTACATCTCGACGATTTCTTCTTGAGTCGGGGCAGTCCCGATTGACTGACCGTCAACCCACGCTTCCCAGGTGTCTGAGAACATCTGTCGAATGTAGCTATTTTCGCTTCCGACAGCGTCAAGCTCGCCTTCACCGAGATCTTCAAGATTGTACTTCGCTACTTCAGCGGCGCGACGCTCTGGGTCGATCTCCACGGGTACTGGCGGAGCTTCTGGAGCTTCTGGAGCTTCTGGGACATCAGCCTCAGGAGCGCTAGGCAGATTGGGCGACTCGTCTGCTTCAGTTGTATATCCGTAGATGTACTCAAGAGAGCCTGGATCAAGTTGTTTCTGCGCGCGTGTAACAGCAACGTACGCAAGACGCAGCTCTTCATCCGCTGGCATAATTGTTGCGCCAGTTTCGCCGTCGACTCTTGGTCCTCTGAAGTCATCGCCAATACGAACACGATCCCACTCGAGACCTTTAGCTCTGTGCGCCGTGCTAACTACGACGTCAGGTCTGTCCGCTGATCCGTCGCCAGCAAGCTTCGAGCGAAGCTCATTCAATGTCCGCGCGCGGTTGTCGTCGCCCTTGATTGAGCGCACCCAGCTCTTGTCAGCGGCGTTCCACTTAAATCCGAGAGCCTTGATCGACTCTTTAGTGTCAAATGTTTTTCCGGAGAGTTTTACTCTGTCTCCAGAAACCTCGAACATAACGCCATTAGCAACTTCGCCAGACGAACCGCTCGCAACTTCTGATGGCATAAGCGGCGGCGCGCTCGGAAGCTCGTCAGATGACACGTCAGCGTTAGTAGTGTACGGGATTAGACGACCTAGCATGTCGTACAGTCCGTCGACGCCTTCGCTGTCTACAAGATCGACAAGAAATTCCAGCTTCTTATTGTCTTCGTCTTCGAGAGACTTGACAACTTCATCCCACGACGAGAACGGCGCAAGATCTTCGTGCATCTGCGGTCGATCGTCTAGTCTTGCCCCAGACTTCAACCAATCAGCGTGGCGAACAAATCTCTCTAGGTCTTCTTTAAACGACTTAGTTACACCGACTTTTCTTCCAGCCTCGAGCTCTCTGTAGATTTCTCGAACTGCGCCGGCGTTTGAGCGAACAAGAACCGCGTCAGCATCGGGCATGCCCCCTCTCGGGAGGATCTTGCCGTCTGGGCCGCCGCCTTCGATTCTGTAGTCCGAACCAAGAGCTGCTAAGAACCTGTTACCGATTCCGGCTATCTGCGGGCCGAATCTCCAAGACTTTGTTAATGGCAGATCATTCGGAGCACTGATTTTTTGTAGCTCGTCTTCAGCACCGCGGAAACCGTAGATCGCTTGATTACCGTCTCCAACGTACACAACCTGCGCGGTCTGATCTGCAATGACCTTTCCGATTACAGGGTTGATGTCCTGTGCTTCGTCAAAGAAGATGACATCGGCTTTGTAGTCAAGTCCGGAGCCGTCGGCAGATAGATCAGGGCGAGACAACGCCCAGATCTTCGTCGCGTGGTTGTTGTTGAACGGAAGAACGCCACTCGGGCTCTTAAGATCGTCCCAAATTTCTCCGGCCTTAGCAATCCATTCGTCTGGGACGTTGTCAAACTCGAAGTGCTGAGGGCCAATCTCATCATCGGCGCTAATCGTATAGTTTGTGACCGCCTTATTGATCGCGCGATACACCTGAGTAGCCGTCATGTCCTTGTCTGGCTCGTCTGGGCTTGGCTGCCCAGTTATTCCGAGGTCATTGGCAAGTTTACTTGGCTTGTTGTTGAAGCGGTTTTTCTTACGCTTGTCTGTGAGACTCGAGCCAATTGCTCTCCACGCGATTGAGTCGCCAGTACGTGACTCAACGTTGCCTGGCATTGTCGCATCAGCCTCGAGCTGAATTGACTTGTTGAACGCGACGTACGCTATTCTCTTCTTAGGCTGCTCTTTCTTCAAGCGCCTTGCAATAAGCTTAAGAGTGCTCGTCTTACCAGTCCCGGCAAGAGCACGAACAACAACATTTTCACCAGTAAGCACGGCGTCAACAACATCGCGCTGTTGAGCCGTCGGTGGGAACTTCTCGTCAGCGTAGGGATCCTTGACGTTTACGCCATCTTTCTCAGGACGCTCAACAACTCCGTCATCAAGAGCATCTGCCATTGAGACGTTGCTGTCTGTTGCGCCGCCAGGTACGCCTTCGGGGTCTACAATCGACTCGTCTGGAGTCGCATTGTTGATCATGTCGTCTGGGTCTGGCACGTCGCACGGGCCTTCTCCATCACCGACTGCCGCTGTGATGCCGGCGCCGCCGCAGTTCCACGCGGCCGCTACGGCCTTAGCGGCTTCGTAGTCAGCGAGCTCGTCCTTGTACACCGACATTGCAGCGTCGTACTCTGCGCGGTCTTGGGCGATCTTTTCAGCCTCACGGCCATCGAACGACTCTGTAGAAACGTCAGCATCAGGCGCCGATGCGCGGGTTAGCATCGCGTCAGTAATGTCCCAGGCGGCTTCGGCATCAGCGTCAGCGCGGTGCCAGTTGCCGAGCTCTACACCGAGGTACTCAGCGACAGGGCCGAGGCTGTTCGACGAACGCCTCTTGCCGTCGCGGCCTACCTGCGAAGGACCGTCTGGAGAGCCAGACGACCACGTTGGCAGAGTCCCTCTTGCCATTGGCAGAGAATCAATAGTTCCACCAATCTCGAGTTCGAGGCCCTGCTCGCCTAGAGTACGCTGTAGTACTTCAGTATCAAACGGAACGTTCTGTCCGCCAAGAATCGGACGATCTCCAACAAACTCGATGAATCGCTCGTGCGCCTCGCGCATTGATGGCTGAGTCTCTAGCCACTCGTCGGTGACAAGCTCCCCGTCCTCGCGCTTTAGATTCTCTTTTGACCAATCCGAGAGTCTAAACTCTGGATTCATGTACATGTTGAATCTATCGACGACCTCGCCGTTGACAATTCGAACAGCACCGATCTGCACAGGACGGTTGAGTTCGCCGTCTCCAATGCCAGTTGTCTCATAGTCAAAGTAGACGATCTCAGTTCCGCGAATGATCTCCGCGACTTCTTCCCAGCTCTCTGCGCCCTCAAGAAGATCTCGCATGTCGCCACTGAACGTCTCTTGACTTCTAGGCGAGTACGGTCTCTTTGGTCGATGAAGCGCGGGCTTATCGCCCTTTGGAGGTGTCGTACCGCCGCGGCTAACTTCAATCTCAGTGTCTTCGTTCCACTCCTTGCGCTGAGACTCGTGGCCAGGGTAGTATCCTTGAATACTTACCTTGCCTTTTGGAGTTTCGGAATCGCGGAAAACTTTTTCGACGACAAATGAATCAGTCGCGGTAATGTCGCCTGGCACTAGGTCCTGCGCCTGGTAGCCCATCGCGTCAGTGAGCGGCTCTGGATCTGGGAAAAGATCGGGATCGTCTTGGCCTTCTTGAATCCCGAAGCGATCAAGAATCGACTGGCGACGAGCCTTCAAGCGCTCCTTAAGAAGAGCGGCATCATCTGGATCCGAGACAATTGAATCTACTGTTTCGTCAATCTGCGACGGAGTGATGTCACGAAGTCTCTTCGCGGCAGCCTGCAATGTTGCATCATCGATATCGCCAAAGACTGACGCCGCCTGCGGATTTAGATCTGGGTCGCGAAGAGTGTCGAGCTCTGTTACGTTGTTGCCAAACGCCGAGCCTTTCTCAGCGCCACGAGCACGATACATCAACGAGCCGCCTGGGTCGAGACGCACCGGGTCTCCATTGCCGTCTGTGACGATGTTGTCATAGACCAGCCCAACGCTGTCCCAGTTTGCTAGCCAGGCGTCAGCAACAAATCCTTGACGGACCTTGTCGAGATACTCAGTGTCTCCACCGTCGACCCTAAACTCAAAGTCACCGGTGTCGGCGTCTTCAATTAATGTAGAGACGATTCTTGTGTCGCCATCTTCACGACCGAGGCGAACACGTGCTGCCGGCACTCCGAGCATCTCGTAGAATGCGGATGCAAGAACTTCGTTCTCCGCGTGAGACTGCGATCTCGGCGACTTGACGTAGTATCTTCTGCCATCGGGAGTCTCATAGAACCCACCCGGGTTCGATCCCGCCTGGCCGCCAGTGCGAGACCATGTTTCAATGTCGTCGGCGTCTGGATCGTACGCTGTAGCAGCAGACGGCGCTTCAGGCGCCGCCGCATCGGCTCTACGAACTTGAACAATAGTCTCAACACCAAACTCATTACTCTGCTCGCGGACAGACACTACCTGTAGCTCTCCGAAGCCGATCCATTCCTGCTCGTCTGGGACAAACGACATGTCTGACACGTTAAGGCTGTCAATCTCGCCTGGTGGCACCTCAAGAACAATTCTACGCTCATTCACGCCGGTGGGGAAGAACAGACGACTCATTAGAGAGCCATCGGCAATCTCCTGCGCAGTGAATGGGCGAGCATCCATAGAAAACGTCGAACCCTCAGTCAGAAGAGTCTCGATCTCCGGATTATCTTTGTGAATGTTAAGGACTCTATAGAGTGGCCGATTATTCGGTGACGCGGCGGAAGAAACAATTCTGTAGAACGCGGCAGCGGTAGTGTCCGCCGACAGATCGTCAGAGCCAGACGAAATTGCTTTCTTACCATTGATGTAGTCGGCGTACTGGCCGTACTCTTCGATCATCTCGTAGTACGCGTCTTCTGCTATTGATGCAATGTCACCGTCTACTCCGTCTCTCTCAAGAATATTGCTGATAGCACCGAGCATTCGCATTCTTGAGTCTTCGGGGGAGATTACGTCTGGTTCAGCGAGATCTCCGCCGTCTCCACCGTCAATAGACATGACGATACCCCAGAACGCTCTGAACGCTTCGCGATCTGCTGGGTCGTCGGACTTCGATAGTGGGTAGAATCTTTCAAACGCTTCATCAAACGACAAAACCGGATCGTCGCTGCGGCCGAAGATAATTTGATCCGCGATTTCTTTGATCTTTGGATTTGTTTCTTCGTGAGAGCGCATAAGCTCAACAGCGCGTTGCGCTCGCTCGTTGTCTAAGCTCTGCCCAGTTCGCTGAGCTTTCTGCGCCGTGACTCTGTCGGCCTCGCCTTGCGTCTGAGGTATTTCGGAGCGTGCCGGGCTGTACTCAGGCGAATCAAACATGTCGCCTTTAAACTCTTGTAGTCTTTCGACGTTGCTGACACGGTTAGGGTCATCAAACGCCGAGTCGTAGATGCCCGCAAGAATTATGTCGGCATCGACACCTGACATTTGAAGCGCTTCATAGAGCGCCTCAGCAGGCACAGTTTCATCTCCGTCTGAGAACTCAAGATTGCCGAGACCTTCAGCACGGTCCCCACTCTCGCTAGGCATGACAGCTTCGCGCAGAGCCTTGGCAAGCTCTTCCTGCGAAAATCTTGTCGAAAGCTCAGAAGGATCGTCTGTGTAGTCTTCGCTTGTCTCATCGGTGCGACCACGGGGCTCGTACATCGAGTAGATGTCAACCTTGTGCGCGCCATCTGGGACCTCGAACATCGAGTCAAACTCGCTCTCGAATTCTGGAGAAATCCCAGACGGAGTCTTAGACTCGCTTGGCATCGGCGAGATTTTGTCAATAGAGAACGTTCTCTCTTCCATCTCGCCATCGACGTCTAAGAACCCGACGACGTTAGTTAGCCCGTTCTTCGGGTTACTGTAAATGCGACTTGGAGTAAACGTTCTCTCCTTGCCGCTGTACATGAACCGAACTGTTCCGCCGGCCTCCATCGCGTCTTCTATTGCAGATCTAATGCCGAAGAAGCTCGTATCTGTAATATCAGCGGGCCCGCCAGTGTATAGCTCTGGGTCTATGTCTGGAGTAACCCCGTCAAAGATGTCTGGGTCGCCGTCACCTTCGGTTAGTTTCTGGAAAAGCTCGGCGTTCTCCTCGTCATCGTTGCTGAAACGTGCGTTAAGTGCACCGTCAGTCTCAGCGTCGCCAAGGAAGCTGCGAGCCTCCTCTGGAGTCAGCCTAGGCTTATCAAACGTAACAACAACCTTGCGTTCATCGCCCATTCCAAGAGGAGACCCGTCAAGACTGTCGTACAGACTGTCATTCTCTTCGATGTACCCGCCGGCGTCATTAACACGCTTAACGAGATCTTCGGTGAAGTCCTCTTCAACCATTGGGAACGCAATTTGAACGCCATCGCCCTTAGGCTTAGTGTTCATTGGGCTAAGCGGATCGCTGCCGTCACCTTCGGTCGGAGGCGTGATGTCGTCATCGGTTGGCTTGAAGAAGTCAAGAACCTCTTGGCCGAAGTTATCTCTGATCTCAGCGTCAAAGTCAGTAACTGACGGATCGCTTGAGTCTGCTCTGAACGCGACCTCGACGTCTTCTTCAGCGTCCTCTGGCGCGCGAACAATGGCAGTGACAATGTAGTTGCCAGGGCTTGGCTCCTCAAGAAATACCTCAGCGAGCTCGCCTTCGTACTCTGCGCTTATTGAGCCCTCTCGGTACTCACTCGAGGATACGGGAACCTGGCCTTCTGGGGTCTTGCCTTCTACAATGTCCTCAAGTTCGCCGTAGAAATCTTCTGTATCGTCGTCACCGTAGTAGAACGAGATTTTGTCGAAGTCGGCAACGTCTTCCCAGGACACTCTTTGAGTATCTGGAGAAGAAAGTCTTACTCCGTTCTCGTCGTGAGTGTACGTTACGTCAAAGCCGTCTTCGTCAGACTCAGTTACTACGCCGTAACCGTTCGGGCCCTGGACAATTGTCGCAATTCCTCTCTCGAGTTCGTCTTTTTCGGAAGGTTGGCGATCTACTTTCTTGAGAGTGGTGCCAGGTCTGCCTGTTTCGTCGCCTTTTGACTTGTCGTAGTCGATGACGCGGTCCATGACGTCTGTGATTTGAGAGTCCCTGCTTGGAGTTTCAGCAGCAGGTTTGCCGGAGTCAAGCTCGGGGAAGAACATGCCAGCCTGACCAGGCCTGTAGACCGTGTAGCCCTCATCGCCAGCAGCGTAGTCCCCATAGTACTTGGGCTTTCTTGGCCCACTCTTAGCAACTTCGTAGCCGCGGGACTGTAACTCCGCGATAATGGAACTAGCAGAGTACTCAGACTTATCCGCAAACAGTGAATAGCCTCTGTCAAACGGTCTCTCCGCTCTCTTGCCATGTTTTGCGAGCTCCGCCATGAGCTCTTCGTCTGTCATCTGCTCGAGCTCTTTAGCCTTCTTGTCGTCGCGCTTTGGCCGAGGCTTCACTGGCTTCACTGGGGGGAAGAGATCACGTCTCTCCTCCTCAAGGAACTTTTCTATAGCTTTTCGAGCATCTCTCTCTGCGCGCTCTGCTTCTTTCTTTTCGCGCTCTTCTTCTTTTCTTCTCTCTTCGACAATTCTTGAGGTGTCCATCGGGCTAATCGGGTAGCCATCTGGAAACACGTCTTTTGGAAATACACCTGGCTCATCAGCACGACTGTTTATCCACTTACGCCATTCCTCGTAAGTCATGTCTCGTGGGCCTGCGCCAATTTGATTCTTCCACGCCTCGTACGCCTCGCGGGAGTCGTCAAACATTTTTTCTCCGCTAGGGAAACGCGCCTCAGCAGCGTCTACCTCGCGGGCACCCTCTACAATCCTCTCGAGTTCACCATAGAAATCTTCTTGCTCCTCGGGTCTGAATGAAACTTCTTGGAAGTCCTCAGTGACGTCTCCCCAGGCAACTGTCCGAGTTTCTGGAGAATCAAGTTTGTTCCCGTCCCTGTCGTGCGTGTACAGGATGTCGATGCCGTCGTCATCTATATCGGTGATTAGGCCAGAGCCGTTTGGCTCACTGACAATTGTCGCAATATCATTCTCGATTTCCTCTCGTTCGAGGACATCCTCTCTTATGTAGTCAGATTTGAGAGCTCGATCTATAACGTCTGCAATTTGAGAGTCTCGGGTCGGGAATTCAGTGGCACCCTCTGCGTCAGCAGCCTCCTGTAGAACCTTCTCATATGCCGGCGAGTCATCTTTCGCGGCGCGCTGCACGTCAGCCCACGACTTGCCGTCAGCGACCTTTTCGCCAATGGAGTTGTCTGTGAGATCAGCACGATGGAGACTGTAGTCTCCGGTCTCAAGATTCTTTCGAACGAAGTAGCCGTCATCAGATACGAACTGCTCAAAGCCGGCGTCACCGCTATCTGCTCTCGACCACCCCGTGGGAGCGTCGAGACGACTGATTTCTCCTTCTCGAACGAGCGACTCGCGGCCGCCGGTAACTCTGTCGAGCTCTACCTCCGGGATCTCCTTAAGCGCTTCTCTCGAGATAATCGCCTTCGAAGACACGCCCTTTGACGAAGGGAGCGCGTAGATGCCGCCTGGAAGACTTGGGCTGTCAGTGATCTCGATCTCGATGTCATCGTCGCCAGACGCTCCAACAACACGTCCGGAGACTGAGAAAATGCTGCCATCAAGATCTAAGTTGAAGCTAAAGCCGCCGCCCATGAAGGCGAATCGACCGTAACGATCGCGTCGCTGCATTCTCGCGCGAAGCGAGCGAGCAGCTCTTGAGTTGCCACCGATGCCGAAGCCACCAACAGCAACAATGCTAAGAGGCTCCGGAGCAATAGCGTCGTCGAGGCGCAGGTAAGTTGGCACAGCACCTGACGGCGCGACAGACAGACGGGTGAACGCGTGAACTCTCTCTGACGAGCCGGGGAACGCCGAGTACGCGGCTGAAACAAGCGCGCGATAGCTGTCATCAATGAACGGGTCAGCCGCAAGCCAACGAGCATTCGCGTGACGAAGCGACGCGCTGTTCATCTTATGACTCTTTGTCGACGCCGGATGCGACACTGGAAGCAAATCGCAGTGACGCATCGACTGAGAAGTTTGTGTATTAGAAGTGCAGAGTGAGATAAACTGTGACACCTCGCGAAGAGCGTTGAACACTCTTACTCGAGGGTCGTGCGTCACTGTTCGCGCCAGTGAACGGTTCGCTACAGCAATCGCAGCAGCAACAGCAACTCTGCGCTCCGGAAGAACGCGGCTGTTCGCATCAGCAACAAGCGCAAGAACGTCGGTACGGATCTTTATTCCGTACTGATGAATGAACTTACTCTTTGCAACACTTCTGTTTCTTGTTTTCACGACGTTGCCTCGCCTGTGTAACGTGGTAATAGATCTCGATCTCTGCTGTATCCTAGAAGTGTCACTAAATCCTTAGCACGGTCAAACGGGTTTTCGTCATTAGCGAGCGCGCGCTTCCACGCGGCTCGAACGGATGGAATGAACTCGTAGCCGAAGCCCGAGTACTCGGCCATCGCAACAATTGCTTCCTCTGGAGATGCATACTCGCTCTCATCGAGAATTTCAACAAACAACTCTTCATACACCGGGCGTGTACCTGCGGTAATCGCCGAAGCGTCTTTCTTTGACGACCTCGGATGCGTCGCCGGAAGAAGATCGTTATCTTGGGTGTAGTTTGGGTTTGACGGCTTACCGGAGCGAAGAAGCTTTAGATACGCGTTCACTCTTGCCATCGCCCATTGATCTCGTGTCTTGCCTGGGCGATGAGATGTTGAAAACGCGCCTGCACCGCGGCGGTACACCGCCTTGAGCTGCCCCATCGTCGCCTTACGGCCAGCAGACGCCTTCTTATTGTGCTCCTGCATCTTGTTGCGAAGAGCTTTTTCAGTCTTGTCTGAAAACTTTATTTTCTTAGCGTTCTTTGCCTTTGCTGAACCAGGCTTATTTTTCTTTGAGCCCTTGATTCTCTCACTCGGCTTCGCCGGAACACTGCTACTCTTTGCCATCACTGCGCCTCCGGTGGCTGTGGTGATTCTGGTTCTACGCCCTGCTGAGGCTCCGATGCCTGAGGCGGCGCTCCTTGAAGAAGTTGCTCGAGGCCGGGCGGCATCGGCGCGACACTCTGCGCCTGTTGTGCTGCTTTAGCCGCCTCGAGAGCTTCAGGCGCGAACGCTCCAATCATCGCTTCAGTGAGCTCTGGAGTGATCATGCCTTTCTCGAAGACGAGACGCATCGCGACCTCCTGAGGAGTCGGCGCATCTGAATCACTGAAACCGTGAGTCTTACGCCAGGTGTCAAACGACACCGCCATGCGATCAAAGCCGCTATCAGCGTCTGCCGCGCGGTCATTACGAGTCGCAACGGCGCTTGGGTCAAACCAAACAACGATGCGCTCGACCTCTGTCTTATCGAAGCCGTTTGCAATCAGATAAGGACGAAGATATACAACGGTGAGCGCGTCGGCGATCAAAAGCATCAACGGCTCGATATGCGCCTTGTACAGTGACTCGTCGATCTGAAGAGCGTTCGAGTACTTCACGTTCGCAAGACCGGTGATGATGTCCTTTGGCACATCGAGGCCCTGAAGAATTCTCTCGAGCACGCGGTCCGCGCGCTGCGCGAGTGCTGGGTCAAATGAACGCTCGAACTTAAACTGCTTAATGCGATCGCCAAGTTCAGCAGGCCCACGAATAATCAGCGGAACAACGGCACTGGCGCTATCCTCGTCTCGGATCGGTGTCGTCATCGCATCGATGAGTTGATCCTCGAATTCGTCACCCATCTCCTCGGGTGTCGCCTCCGGGTACATGTCGGTCGGATCGTCAAACGGGTAGTCGGGGTCCGGAGACGCCGCGACACTAAGCCCGTCCGGAAGATACAACGCACCAGCGTTCAGACGAGAACGAGCGGTCGCACGGAATGTTCTGTTCAGAAGCAGAAGCTCGGCGCAAAGATCAAGAAGACCGCGCAAGCTCGAATCAGCCTCGTCAGAGAATCTGGGGTGCGCGCGCCAAATGCGACCAATAAACGCATTTCCCGGAAGAAGAACAAGACCTTGCTTTTGGTTCATGCTGCCGTTTCCACCAAGAATGTCCCGGCGAGGCGCAATTCCGTAGTTGTTCTTTTGGTCGATCTGTACCTCGTCAACTGAGCGAATGTCCCACGATTCTGGAGTGCCGGAGCCTGGCTTCGCTGGCATCTGAACGAGATAGCACTCGCCGGAGACGCTCAGGTTTAGTGCCGCATCTCGAATCAAACCAGCCTGACCACCGTACGCCGAGTCAAGACGGCTTAGCGCGCGCTCAGCGGCGCGTGCAAGCCTCTCGTCAACACGTGAGCTTGTACGCACCGAGATCGGAGTCTCCGCTGGATTATCAACTGTCGCCGCGTAGATACGAATTCTTGACGCAACGGACGCAACAAGATTGAATGCGTACTTCACCTCGCCGATTGCGTCGTAGTACTCCCACGCCTCGCTCTGCCATGCGCTTGAATGAGCCTGGCGAGTAGCCTTGAACTTCTCGGCCTCGCTTCGATCGTTCAGACGAAGCTGAGTCGCGGCCGCGGTTAGTGTTCTCGGAGTCGAGTACGCCGCGGGTCGAGCAGGTGTGTACCCGGGAGGAAGAGCCGTCACAGGTGACGGAAGAGACGGTGGTGTGTATCGTCGTGACCTAGCAACTTCTCGGCGGTATACGCCCACAACCTTCTCCTCGTCTCGTGACGGAGTCAACTAAGATTCATATGTCCGGCGAACCGGGAAACTAGTTGACGCGGTCTAATATCGCGCCGGCGATGAGTGAATATGCGAGAACGCATGAGACAAACAACGTCGGCTCTTCTGCTATTTTATACATAGATACAACAAGCGTTGCTGTGTAGACACTTGCGCACCAATTGCACGTAATCAAATATCCGAGATTGATCCGTGTTGGCGGATATCTTTTCCAAATTCTCGTGCGAAGCCCGTCAAACATCGTGTCGGTCGTCACAAAACGGGTTAGCCGTGTGGCGGCTAGTCCAAGTGCAATAAACTCAAGGGCTGTCACGATCACTCAGGGTCTCCTGTTGCATACATTGTTCGGTACGGGTTCCATGAACGCAAACGAGAGCCGCAGCCGCAGTTCGCATCCTTCTCAAGAACAATCACCTTTCCTGTCAACGTACGAAGACGTGCTGTTTTCTTCGCATCACGTGACAAAATAAGTGATTCTGGGTCATACTTTTCGCGGAAAATCAGCATTGGCCCTTGATCAGAGTCAGACGCAATCATTATCGTGTCGCTCGTGATCACGGCGCGAACGGCGGTGACCATTCGTGAGCGAGGTATTCTCTCGTAGACCTGAAACGTCTCGTATTGATCACTTTCTACGGTGCCTGCCGGGCAGACCCGTGAGCGTAGTGGAAAGTTGTCATACAGAATCTTCATGTTCTACTCAGTCTTCTTCTCATTGCCGAGTACGTAACATCGGCCGCGTCGGCGAGCTCACGAACTGAGACGCCGCGTTCAGCCTCGGATCTACAGATCATTGTCAGTTCGGCGTTTGCTCGAGCGTGCGGTCCGTCGGGATTTGTGCCGGCGCGGTAGCGACGTGCGATCGGTGAGATCTCGGCGATTCTCTCTCGAGCGGCTGATGACAACTCAGGAGCGTTCGGATCAAATCGAGTAGCGATCTTTCTGGCGTTTCTGGCGTTTCTGGCGTTTCTGTCTGGCGCCGCGGAGGAAGCGGCAGCGGAGGAGGTGGATGAGGAGGGAGAGGAAAAGCTCTCTTTTTCCGCCGTCCTTAAGATTGTAGAAGAAGAAGAAGAAGAAGAAGAAGAGAGGGGAGGCAATGGAAAGATGTGTGTTTGAGGTGAGTGTGTTGTGGGGCGAGTGACCCAGGCGCGCACCGTTGACCGCGTTCTCGGCGGGTCCAGGGCCTCACCAATTGCCGCGAGCGGCCAACCCGCCTTGTGGAGGGCGGTGGCTCTCGCATGGAGCGCCGGGCCCTTTAATGCACGCAAGAGACCAATCTCGGAATTCGGTAGCCTCTTCTTCGACACTCTCTTATAGTAACATAACGACGGCGGAAAAAAGTGTACATTTTGCGGTTGCTTTGTACATTCAGCGTTTTCTCTCTCAAATGCTCACCCGCTCTGCGGCGGATCGCTCTTCAGGGGCCTCCTCTTTTTCTGCCGCTCTTTCATTCATCGACGACGCGGAAGAAGTGTACAAATCCGACGACTTTGTACAAAGGGGCAAAGTGGTTTGGACGTGAGAGAGTGAGGCGCGTTATTCGGAGGCGCTTTTGAAACGTTTCGAGCACTTTTTCTGAGCGAGAGAGCGAGAGCGAGAGCGAGAGAGCTTAGCGAGAGAAAAGTCTCTCTTAGCGTGAGAAGTGTCACTTTTGGCAACTGTCAACTTTTTCCTGCTTGAGAGCAAGAGAGAAGTTGTGAGCGCTCTTTCTCTTGCTACTTGTCTGAGCTCTCAGAGGAGACGTTGACATGACGACGAGGTAGTCACTACTTGAGGCCTACAACTGCCTAGGAGAATGTCGTCGACGCTTGAGCAGGCAGCTTACCTGCCTCTCCACCTCTTGAGGTCGAGACACCAGCCAGGTAGTGGTCGCCTGCTGCCTTGTGGCGTCTGAGTGGCCTCTGAGTGGTCAAGTAGGCCTTGTAGTGTGCGCCTGCCTGCCTGCCAGGCCTGCCAGGGCCATGGCCATGGCCAACATGCTTTTCTGTGGTCAAAGTCTGCCAGCGAACAGGAAAGTGCAAAGTTTTTTTCGTTGAGTGACAACGACTTCCAAGCTTTCTGCAAAAAAGTTTGGTAAAGGGGGTGTACTTTTGATCTAAAGATGATACTATGGTCTATAACAAGCCAGCCGCACCCGCAAAGGTGCAACGACGAAAGGAAAACCAAATGAATATGAAGAAGCTTCCCGCACTCATCGCCACCGCGATCGTCGCCCTCTTCGGGTTTGGAATGATTGCCGCATTCATTGCTGACGTCAACAAGACGTACGACATGAGCGGCATGACCGCATGGGAAACCGTCATCGCGGTCTCAGTCTTCCTCTTCTTCATCGGCGTCATGACTACCGCATGCGTCGGCATCTACGAGACGCTGACTGACAACTACGACGAGATCTGACCGCAAAGGAGCAAGCCGCACGGAAAAGGCCGGGGTGAATGCCCCGGCCTCTTCCGCGTGTGGTGAAATGCGGCGATCAGTTGACGACGGTCACGTTGCAGTCATCCGCAAACAGAGACTCAAGTGTCTCCATCGTGATGACCCCTTCGCCGTCAAGACCCTCGTCGGATTGGTACTGAGCGACAGCCGCAAGGGTGAGGTCTCCATACCAACCGTCCTTGTCAGTGTACGCGTCGGGGTAGCCGAGCTCGGTCAGGCGACGCTGGACGTGGTGAATTGACAGCGACTTCTTCGCGGCCTTGTTCTTGAAGACGCAAGCCGCAAGTGACACGTTGTCAGTTTCGTTGCCACTGACTGCTGCGCCACCCGGCGATGGGTCGCGTCGTTTCTTTGAAGCCGGCTTTGACTTTGGCTTCGGCTCTGGCTTCGGCTCTGGCTCTTCCGCGGCAGCGACAACAGCAGTCTCTCCTACCGGGCGCTCGAACTTGGTGCCGTCCTGCACCTTGCCATCGCCATCGCCATCTGTGGCGTCTGGGTTGTAGCCATCGCCGATTGGGCGCTCGAACTCTGTCCCTTCCTGGACTACTCCGTCGCCGTCGCCGTCTTTGGCGTCTGGGTTGAACTCTGTGCTCATGTTACACTTCCTTGTTCGGTTTGGTATCAATTACCGTACTGTAAATACTCTACCACCTCTGCCCGTTGACGACTGCCCTCCACGGAACGCTGGCAGTCTTCTTGACGCGACAGACTTGGCAGTGATCGTGCCTCCGACAAAACCTTTCGGCGGTTTGATGAGCAGCGCGGTGAGCGCGTGTACGAGCGCGTCGATTCTGTCTGGCGACTTCCCCTCGCCGGGAATCCACGCGATCATCTGCGACTCGAGCTCCGGAAGGTAGTTGATGTGGTGGACTCGGTTCTGTTCGTACGCGAGCGTAACTGGTTCGGCGCGAAGCGCCTTGCCATGTTTCGAGTGTACCTCGAGAACCTTGATCGACGGGTCGATTGCGAGGATGGCGTTCGTGACAAGGGCGCCGCCCTGGTTGACTTCTGCCACGACAGGGCACGAGTACTTTCGCGCCATCTCGACGACCTTGTTCGCCCATTGCTCAGGTGAGCCGTGGATACTTGCGTCCTCGAGAACCCACGCGTTGCGTTTGTACAGATCTCGCTCGCCTGTCGACGCGCAGACGACAATCCCGCACTCGTCTCTTGGGTTCTCGGCGACTGACGGGTCGACACCAACTACTCTGAGTGGCGCCGAGTGCGGGAACCCGGTTTCTCTCGATCGTTCGATGAGTTCATCTGTCCAGAGCGCGCCTTCGACGTCGGAGAGCATCTCGCCGTAGAGCTCCTGCGCAGCAAGCCGCGTTCCAGCGTAGACACCGGTGATCGCGTCGAGATACGTCGACGAAAGGTTGCCGGCGTTGTCAAGCGTCGATCCTCTCGAGATGCGAACGTTGTAACCCTTCTCGGATTCCGCAAGCAGCGAGTACAGAACCGGCACGCGTTTCGGCGTGGTCGTGCAGATGATCTGTGGCGCCTTCCCAAGACGAGTGGCGACGCGAAGGTTGTCCCACGATGTCATTCCAGCCGCGTCCGGCGACTGCCGCCATGCCGCGATCTCGTCTGCCCAGGCGTAGTGGAACTGCGGACCACGAAGGCCGTCTGGTTCGTCCGCGGTGAAGCACGTCGCGGTGTTTCCGTTCGGCCACGTCAGTCGTCGCTTCGACGGCTCGTACAGTGGGCGCTCGCTCGGCGGCGAGACGCTGATGATCCCAGACTCGCCCTCGACGATGACGTCACGCACGTCAGCCGCAGTACGTGCGACGAGCGCGAAACGTATTTGACCCTGCGAAGTGTCCTTCGCCTTCTCACGGACCCACTCGGCGGCTGATCGCGTCTTGCCGGCGCCTCTGCCCGCGAGGTACATCCAAATTGACCAATCGGTTCCGTCAGGCGGTAGCTGTTCGGGCCTCGCCCAGGCTCGCCAGTCCCAAACGAGCGCGTCCATGTCTACTCCGTCGAGCAGCGCGGCGCGTTCTTCGTCTGGGAGCAGGGCGAGCCGCTCCATCATGCTCTTGCCCATGGCAAGATTGTATCACTTCTTGGTCTTCGGCTTCTTCGAACCTCGCCAAGCCCAGTGACCTGCGCCACCGACAAACTTGGTCGAAGACCCTGGAATCGGTCGGCGGATTGCTTCGTTACCCTGGTTACCTGTCATGTAGACCATAGTAACATCTTTAGTTTTGAGTTTCCTAGCCCTTTGCCGCTGCTTGAAGGTGCTCGATCTCGGCTCGCAGCTCTGCGATCACCGAACGAAGCTTTTCGGACTCGGCGACAGCTCTGAGCATGTTGTCGCGATACTCTGTCGTCAAGGACTTGATGTGCTCTCGAAGATGCCGTATCTCGTCCGCTGCGTTGTGCGCCGCGTTGACTATTGCGGTTTCGGGTGGATCTGACTCGACCTCAAAGAATGTCACGATGCGTCTCCTCCCCGGGCATCATCCCAAGCGTCTAGAGCGCTGTCCCAGCGGCCAGTTCTGATGCTGGCAGCAAGATGATCACCGGCATTGCGGAGTCGTTCAATGACGAGGCGAGCATCGTCGAGTTCGTCTTCGGCGTTGGAGATGTCTTGGCTGATGCCTGCCGTTTTTGCCTGCCATTGATCACGCTCTGTGGCGAGACGCTCGATCTCGTCGGCAGCGTCGTCGAACAGTGAACCGGACAGCATCGTCACAGTCGCTTCGCCCTGAGACTCATCAACGACCCGAGCCATGGTTCTCAAGTCTTCTACGATGTTTCTGTCACTCATCAGCCGGCAAGAGCTTCGATCTGTCCGAAGTGCTCTGGGCAGACGTAGCGAACTACATGCCGCATCCAAAGTCCGATGCTTTCGTTGAGCGTCGGGTCTACTTCGGACACCATCAGCATGACCTCGACGAGAAGCCTGTCGATCGCGAACCCCTGATCAAGCGAATCACAAATGCCGGCGGCGAGGTTGATGAGAACGTCATCCGTATAGCTGTAGTACCACAGAGGCGTGTCTTCTCTGACCATGTCAAGGTAGACGTCTGGTTGGTACCCGTTCATCGGCGGCTCTTCGTACGGAGCCAGAGTCGGGCGCGTTTCAGAGGTTGGCACCTCGGCAGTAGTTGTCGGAGGCACAGTCGTGTCCGCTGGCTCTTCTGCCGCGGGTGGCGTCGTAGTTGTTGCTTCGACGTACACGATCCTCTCTCCGCCGCAGGCGGCCAAAAAGATAATCGGTAGAAGAATTGTCTTTTTCATTGTCGTTTCCCTTCGCTGCAGCGTCGTACAGCCATCATACACGTGTGACCGGCAGAACCCTAGACACACTTGTGCTTTCTGTGCCACTTCTCGACGTGCGCCCACGTCGACCAGCGAAATGACTTTCTTCCGCAGATCGTGCACTGCCCTCTGCGATTCGGTGAGCCTGGCTCGATTTCGACGAGCGTTCGAGCGTCACTTGCTTCTTCCGTGTGATCTGTTCGCATTTCTCAAGTTCTTCTGTCGTGTGATGTCTTTTATTCCACGCCAGGGCTCGTCTAACGGTGTAGACAACCCTGCCGCACGAGCGTGAAGGCACTCGATCATGAGGATGCCACGCGGTGTGATTTCGTACGCAGATGTCTCGTCATTCCGCGTGGCTAGACCTTCGTCTACAAACTTCTTCAAGACGATTGTCACTCGGCGATTCTCGAGGTCTCTCGGATTGAACGCGGTGATCTCGTCTACGGTCATCGACTTTCTCGCTGACTTCAAGACCGTGAGAATGAAGTACGGCTTGCCATGCAGAGTAAGCGGGAACGGCTCGACGAGGCGTGCTGACTTTGCCATCGAAGTCTCCTAGGTTCTTTTGTGTTGGTCGTCGATTGCAAGGCTGAATCCGCAGTGAGGGCACACTCGGCGCTCACCGTCGTCGACAGTTTCCATGTCCATGAGGCACTTGCCGCAGATCAGAACTCGACCCTTCCAACGCTCTTTCTTGGGAACGTAGCGCGTGGCGTGTTCAAGTGTCAGATGCGCAGCGTGCTCCGTCGCTCGCTCGAAGCCTTTGCCACAGCGCCGGCAAACATGCTTGAGCTTCGACTTCGCCATCTCAGTACAGCGACGCGACCTTGTGCGTGTCTGAGACATCGAGCATGGTGCTCCAGACGCCTCCGCATGCTGCCGCCCACTGCTTTCCTCGAGAAACCTTGACGCGGTCCTTGAAGTTCGAGTAGTTGAGCGTGTCGACCTGCCCTGCAAGCCACTCCGCGTACGTCCCGGGCGACACGAACACTCGGTGCTCGTAGTCACGATGAGGCGTCGAGATGATCTCAGTTTCCTCGAGATTCGCGATGGACTCCAATGAACGCACGTCTCGAGCGCGAACCGTAAGCTTCCCATCGTCGCGATTGTGATTGACGACGCTTACAAAACCTTCTTGGGTGAACACCCACATACCTATCCTCCGTCATTTTGTCATTTGGTTTGTTAGTTGTAGTGGGCTGGTGCCACTATACAGTCTTTAGTTATTCAGCCGGCGTCTCGTCATCGAGCGCGACATTCGACTTCTTCACTTGCTCGAGGATGTCACTCGGCAGATCAGAAAACGCCATCGGCGTCACCTCAACGTTGCCGTATTCCTCCATCATGCTCCTCGAGAACATTCGGTGCATGCCGGGCATCGCGTACGACTCGAGACGCCTTCCGTCGGAGTCGAACGCGACAATTTTGTAGATTTCGGCCATTTCTGTCTCCTTACGCCGTAGCTAGGTTCATTGTATCATTGCTTTGGCGCAAGAATCGCGAGAATGATACCGTAGAGCCCAAGCGACACGACGAGCTCAGTGCTTGCACCCGCCGCTGCGGCCGCGACAGACATCGCGCCTGCCGCAGTCGCAACGACGGCAGTCCAGACTACGTCTCGCAGTCTTGAGACCCAGTCGGGACGTCGCATGTCAGGAAGCGCTCTTCCGAGTGCGCCCCTTGAGCCGAGCGGAGGGGTCGCGCAGTTCGACACCAGCCTCGCGAACAAGCCGGCGAGCCTTGGCGTACGAAACACCGAGGTTCTTGCCAACGGCGTCGATGCTGAGGCCGGAGGTGTAGAGTCGTCCGGCGGTAGCCGCGTCGGTAACAGCCGGCGTGCTGTCTGAAATGAGGTTCTTCTCGTCTCGAAGCGTGCTCATCGGGTCGACGGCGATAGTTTCAGCCGCAGTCGTAGTTGTAGTGTCTGTGTTGTTCATTTTCTGCCTCTTTTTGTCTTGTTGTATGTTCTGAAGCTCGGTTCTTGATCTTTCGATCAATGATCGTGCTTCGTTTAGTAGTGACTTTTCGCTCATAGCAGATCGTCGAGTTGATTCAAACGCCTGTAGACGCGATCCATCTCGGATTGCAAGCGATTGCTTCGAGAAAGCTCCTCGTCGTACCGTAGCTGTAGCTGAGCGACCTGCCACTCGAGTTGAAGTATTCTCTCTTCATCGCTTACGTCTTTCATATTGTCTTTTTCATTATACAGATCTTGGTTGTCGATTAGAACATCAGGGCTGTGACCTACGGAAAGACTCGACGACGTTCTGAGACGGCGAAACAACTCCAAGAAGCGTGGCTGGCTGTTCTTTCTCATGCTTATCAATTCTTATCGACATTCTCCAAGCGACAACCGCGATGATTGTCGACAGTGCCGTCAGCGCGAAGCACGCCAGTGTCACGACGCCGGCGCGTTTCACCTCTGGACCTCTGACATTTCCCGCAAATGATGCTTGCGTTCGTTGTCGCACGTCGGGATCGCAGTAAGCGCGAGGTACGTAGTGATGCGATTCCCGCATGCCGGGCACTTCCAAACGTGCTCACCTCGTTTCACGACGGGCTCCCTTCTCTTCGACTTGGTTGCTTGTTGCTTCGCCATAGCGAAAGACAATATTACATAGACTCTTGCTTCTGAGTTGACTTTCTGTCATTTCTCAGGGTTTTTCTGATCTGCCGCTTGATTTTTTCGCGCTGGTTCGTTGTAAGTCCGGCCCAGACGCCAAGGTCCGTGTGTTTCATCGCGTGCTCGTAGCACTTTTCTCTTGCACTACACGACTGGCAGATCTTTCTGGCTCTTTCTACTGTCTTTTTCGACGTTTCGTTGAAAAATAGCTCTGATTTTCCCGAGCAGGGTGCGTTTTTCATCCATGACGGCGTCACTGTGTCTCCTAGGGTGCTATGGTCTGAGAGATTACCTGTGATGGTAGCCTTGAACCTGTGTCAAGTTTTGTTGCTATTTCAATAGCTCTCTGAACATACTCTACCGCGAGCACGTCTGAGAGAAAGTTCGGATTGTAGTCGCATAGAGCGTTCATCGCGCCGATCGCATAGTCTCCGCCGCTGCCGGCGCTATAGAACCCATATCTGTCTCGAGTCCAAGCGTAGTCTTCGTCTACCGCGTAGATCACGCCGCGAACTGAGATGATGAGCGACGACCCGTGAGCTGCTTGCTCTTTGTCGCTCTTTGTCGCGTATCCGTGGGACTCAAAGCACTCGCGGAGGGCAGGTATGAACTTCGACGTGAAAAACGAATCCAAGTCTGCGCCAAAGACTTTCGGCGGCTTTGGCGGATCAAAAGCGTGACAAACGATGTTGATCGCACGAAGATCGCCGGCAGTCGCCATGACATAGCCTGACTTTTCGGTCATCTTCGAGACACCAGGCGCGAGGCTGTATGCTCTGCCGTTGTCGTCGGACACGAGCGAATCGCAGCCAACAACTGACCAGGTGTCGCCTTGAACCGCGAGAATTGTCGTCACATCGGTACTATACCTTGTCAATGATCGACAGCGGCACCTTCACCTCGACGCCATGCGAGATTCCGTTCTCATCGACTGACGAAAACCTTCCGACCGGCCTGTCAAATCGCATGAGAAGCTTTGTTCGCGCTTTGCCGACAATTGTCCCGAGCTCGCCGTGAATATACGCCGGCGACGCCTTAGTGTTCACGCGTACGCGGTCTCCGATCAGATAGTCGTCGACTTTCGCGGTCACGCGAATCTTTTCTCGTCTCTCGGCGACCGCGTTGTCAATGTTGAAAAGATCTCCGTCAAGCCGGCCGCTCTCAATTGCTTTCAATACTTCTTCTGCGTCCATACGTCGCTCCAGTGTTGTGTTGTGTTGTGTTGTTGCTTACGCGACAAGAACTATCTCGTCGCGGAGGCGCTTTGTTGCTCTGTGAAGAGCTACTCGAACGGCTGCGTCACTCATTTGCAGCTTTGCTGAGATCTCCTTTGACGAAAGCTCCCAAGCGTACCGCAACGAGACGATTTCACGCGATCTGTCGTCAAGCACTTCGAAAGCTTTCCTGAGAGCTTCTACGTTTGCTCGGTAGTCGTCATTCTCGAATGCGTAGACGTCTTCGCAAGACAGTTTGCCGTTGAACGCGAAGGAAAAGTTTTCTGGGTCGCAGGGCTCAGTCTTTCTCGCGGAATTTCTGCGATGCTCGTCCATGACTGCCGCGTGCGCGATCACGAGAGCAAGCGATCGAAGACCGCTGGTCCCGCCGTAGACTGAGTCTCGAGCAAGCAGCTTAGAGAAAGTCATCGAGACGATCTCGTCTGGGTCGCTCGACCCCTTCTTTGTCGCGTACGACGCGATCATCTTCTTGAACGATCGGTACTCTTTTTCGAGAGTTGAAGCTACGTTTGTCGTTGTCATTCGCGTCAGTGAAGAATGAAGATGCTCGTCAGTAGAGTGGCCACCCCCGCTGCCAAGCAACTAAGCGCAAACCACCAGCCAACATCATCGGCGTTTTTGTTCATGAAGATATTATAATGTCTTTAGAAAGACATCAGGCCCAAGACGGCAGAGGAAGCGTCACGATCTTTCCGTAAATTTTGTCGCGCGCTTCGTTGATGATCGCCCTGTCCAGCGCCTCGAAGTACTCGATCGCGGGCTCAAACGATCCCAGCCCGCGGTGCTTTGCCCAGTCTTTGAACTCCTCGAGTGCTTCGTCAAATGAGCTACACGGCTGACGGAAGTTGATTCGGACTTTTCGCAGCACGCGCGGCGAGTTGTTGCCTGTCATTTGTATTTCGAGCCACCACTTGTTGTCGCTCGAGCACTCGGCATTGACGAGAGGCGACATAATCGTCACGTCAATCTCGATGGTCGGGGTCGCTGTCGTTGTCATGAGGTCATCTTACTTTCTTTAGATCAAGCACGTTCTTCTGCGCTGAGCCGCTTGACCTGCTCTTTTTCCGCGGAGGTGACGTACGACGACTTCATCGCGGATTTCATCGCCCGGAGATGGCTTTCGTGATGATACAGCCGCGCCACGGCGTATTCGCTTGCGAACGACCGCGGCCATCCGGTTCTCTCAACGATGTTGTCAATAACTTCGCTGTACTTGCCCATGCCTACATTGTATCTTCTTTAGTTAGTAGATTTCAAACCCGCCGGAATGAACTAAGAAGTCTGCGAACTCCGCGATGTCGACAGTGCTTAGCCGGTGGCTGCGTTCGAACTCGAGAACTCTACCCTCTCCGCGGCAGTAGTTACACCAGCCGCGGGCTCTGCCGAGTTTGATTGCCTGATCGACGTCAAGAGCGCGCCACGGCATCGACAGATCTTCTCCGACCTGGTCTGAGCGAACACCAGAGCCGCCGCAAATGTGACATTCGTTGTTTGGTAGCGCGTACACGATCGCGTTTCTCGAGTCGACGTATTCTTCAGCGATTCCGTGAACAAGATCGAAGAACAGTCGCCAACCGAGATCTGTTGCCTCGTTTTCGTCAAGCCCATCGCCATCCGAGGCGTACGGACGATGAACGCGATGCGCCAAGTCCTCGTGACGATCTTCGCAGTACGTCCAAAGAGAGTGCCACGCCCAGACGTTTCTGTAGAACTTCTCGCCAGCCGGCGAGTCGGGTTCACATCCGTAAATGTGCATCGTCATTCCTTCACAGCGGAGAGATGTCTCGAGCGGGCAGTCTGCTTGAGACCACCCGCTCGAGGCTATCTTTCATTAGTTTTTCCAATTGCGAGTCGCAAGGGCACTAGGCCGGCCGCATCGCTGGCGAAGCGTGAATCTACCTACCGCGCTTGCGCGTAATAAACATTCCTCCGAGTAGAAAAACTACTAGGCCCCAGGTGATTCCCACGGCAGTGTTGTAAAACTCGATGTCAAAACGCATCTTTTCTCCAGTCTGTTCGTCAGGGTTGCTTCGGCCTCCGAATGTGAGGCACTATATCATGGGATGTCGTCTTCTGCCCAATCGAGGGCTTTTCTTGCCAAGATGACTAGATCGATCAAATCGTCGACCGGCACAACATCGTCTCCGGTCGAGAACTCTTCTGCCCACTCGTCAGCCGGCACGAGAGAGTCTTTCTCGAGTAGCGCGCACTCAACACGCTTGTCGACGCTCGCTATCGAAAAGATGAGCGATTTTTCTTTGTCGACGTTGAAGTGAATCGTGTCGATGCTGATCATTCCGTGTCGCCCCAGTTGTTGTGAATGACGCGCCATGTCTCGTCGCTGACGACTCTTTTGTAGAACGGGTCGTTGGCAGTGTCGCGCAGTGTCTCCGCGATGTCGGGTCGAATTGTGTGAAGTTCGTTGAACACGACTTGGCCATAGCGAAGTTCGCCGCGGCACGCGTGATGCGCCTTTACCGCGTGAAGAACAAACTCGTCGAACGTCATTTCCATATTGTCAATATATCTTCTTTAGTTCAATCTCTCGATGAATCGCATTGCCGCAGATCTGATGTCAAGAAGCATGTCGCACACGATGGACGCTGGCACCATTGTTTTTTCGTGAGTCTGCGAGATAGAACTGTCGATTGTCTCGAGCATCTCGAGCACTTCGGTTTCAAAGTCACTTTCGGCTTGCTCAAGTGTTTGCATTTTCGTTCTCCAGTTCAGAAGATTTCTTATCGACTCTCACACACGAGACCGCTCGAGGTCTCTCAAGAACAATGTGATCTTCAAGACTGTCATCATACTGCGCGCCGCAGCTCATACAAACACGTTGCATAGCGACCTCCTTGCTATGAATACGCTATCACATTGCTACCGCGTTGTTTGGTTGACACCCTCCGCCGGGTACCACTCTCCACTTTCTGTGGTCCCGACGAAGAGTGTCACTTCTCACCGGCTCACAGGCCGGCGAGGAACTCGCGACCGAACTCGATCAGGTAGTCCAGATCGAACTCGAGCGCCTGACGAAGCTCTTCTTCGTCCGCGTCGGCGATGTTTGACGGATTGTAAGCGGCAGACTTCCACCGGGCACCCTCCCGATTGGGAGTGAAGCTACCGATGCGCTGCCAGCCGTTATCAGTCCAAACAGAAACTGACGCGCTGTAGTCGACGTGATCGAAGTCGAGATAAAGGTCGGCTTTGATCCGACCCTCGTATCTGACACCCGACCAGCGATGGCGGTTGATGCTAGTTACATCTGTACGTTCCAAGGTTTACACCTCCTTTCGTAAGTATCCACATTTGCCTTCCGCCATCGATTAGTGAGTGCGTTCAATCGTTGAATCGTGAGCCCTTATGATCTGAGTCCAAGTCGCGTATGACTTGGAGAAACGTGCGCGAACTGTTGAGAGGAGCGGGAGTTTGTTCTCGCTGTCACGAGCAAAGCGATCGTACGCTTGCTGCGTCGGCTTGATCTTCTCTTCGCGAGCAAACTCTACGAAAGCTCGGACAGCGTCTGAGATTTGATCGTCTGAAAAGCTCTTTGACGTCGACCGAATGGCGCGTCGGCGCGTCGGCAACCTGGCGGCATCGCGCGCGGCAGACCATGAGCCGAAGCGGAGGATGATTGTTTGCGCTGACGGCATGGAAAGCTCGGGATGCTCCGCGCGATACGCTTGGTACGCCGCAACTGACTGTGCGCCGGCGACGTTTGCCTTCGACAACGCGAGAAGCAAGTCGTCTTCAGTAGCGGCATCGCGCCGAGGGAACCGCGAAAGCGAGAGGTGCTTTCTCGGCTCAAGAACGTCGCGCACTACTGCTGGGCCGACTCGACCGCGAAACGTGTCGATGACTGCCGCAACGCTTCTCGAGCGCTCGAACTCTGCGATGATGTCTGCTTTGATCTCTTCGGTGGGGGTCATTCTTTCTTCTCCGTGTCTTCGCTCTCGGCCAAGATCGCCTTGACCGCTTCTTGAATCTTGCGAACGTCCGCGTTCTTGGACGCGTATGTGTCGTTGATGAACTTTCTAACGACTCTTTCTTTCAAGCCGGCGTGCTTCGCTACTTTCTCGACGCCGATCTCCATGACTTTCTCGCAGTACGCCTCCATTGAGTTGGCGACCATGAACGTCAGGTCTCTTGCCATCTGTGTCTCCGTTCTCTCGTCGTTGTTGATGTCATTTTATCATCTTTAGTCTTCCAACCAACGATACGGAAGATCGCTCTCTGTTGGCGCCGGCCACGGCCACTCTTTCGCTTTTGGCAGCAGCACTCGAGACTCTCGTTCTGCCGCGTCCTTGAGACAGACGTTGATCTTCTCGAGGAGTGCCTCTTCCGTGCGGAAACCGAGAATGCGACGCGTTCCGCGTGGAGACTTGACGACGAGAAGAAGCAACCGCCCGAACACCGAGTAGAGAACGATCCGCGAGTCTCCATCTGCGCTGACTAGCGTGATTTTTCTTGGCATCAGCCGGCGTCCTCCAAGTTGAGTCTACGAAGTTCAAAAAGCTCGAGAGCAATCAACGTGTTCTCGTGAGCCTCGATCGACTCTCGAAGACGCCTCTCGAGCTCCCGCATTGTCGCCGCGTCGCCTGTGCTCTTTCGCCAGGTCGGCAGCGCGTCTAGGAATCGCTTTCCGGCGTCGATCTTGTTGTCGGCTCGGTAGATCGACCCTGCGACGACGCGCGACCCCCTCGTCAGAACGAGATTCTTCAGAGAAGTGAATGTCTTAGCGTCGTTCATGAGATCATTATACTTTCTTTAGATGTTACTTTGTCACCTGCCGGCGATTGGCCAGCTTTCTTTTGGAGTGCACCCGCCCTCAAGGAAGTCCTGTAGAGCTTCGTGGCTGCCGCACTCGGAGCAGATCTCAGTCTTGTTGTCCGCTCGGGACAGCGCGCCGGGGTACGCGCCAGGCGTCTCGTTGTTTGGTACCCAGCCGAGGCACCGCGGGCAGACTTTCGGAACCTTCACGTCAGCTCTCCACCTTCACGAGCTTCTGGCCGATGCCCGCACCGAGCTTGCCAGGGCTCTTGCCGTCGAGATGCCAGCACGACGTGCACATGTACGCCCACGGGCCCATGCGGGTTCCCGCATCGACAACAGCCGGCGTCGTGCCGCAGATGTCGCAGTTGGGAATGCTCGTCATGTGAGCTTCGGTCCAGTTCTTTGCCATGTCCTTGTGTCCTCCTGTGAAGATTATTATAACTTCTTTAGATTACTTCGCCTGCCTGAGGTCGATCTTGACGCCGCGGGCAGTCGCCCAGTGTTGGAGCCACGAGATCGCGTCGTTCATCTTCTTGAAGCGTCTCTTGATTGTGTCGCCAGGGGCCGCGATCTCCACGGTGAAGACGTACGGCTTTTGCTCACCGGGTTTGGTGATGTAAGCGGTGACTGTTGTGATCTTGCGTCCTTCCATGTAGACTATTATAACTTCTTTAGTTCTAGCACGAACGCGAGGAGTCGAACCCCGTTTTGCTCGGTTTTGGAGACCGAGTGCCTATCCATTGGCTCGTTCGTAGAGTTTGGTCACTCGTACTCGTCGTGACTGAGATTCCGCATCTCGTCGATGACGCCGGAGACGACGATCACCGTGACCGCGAGAATCGCGACAATCAGCGCAACCGCGAACACCATTCCGTGAAAGCCGATCGGCTCCACCTCGTGTCTGCGATTGGTCTCTTCGATGACCGCCCAGACCCCGTAGGCTCCCATTGCTGAGAAGAGGAGCGCCATGATCCATGTCATTGTCTTTGTCAGTGTGTCCATGCGTACTATTATAACTTCTTTAGAAGTTTTGCTGCTCAGAGAGCGACGACAGTTCGAGCAGGCTTGCTGCTGTCATAGTTCTCGAAGTCCGCGTTGAGAATCCGCACGGAAATGTCCGCGCGACGAGGAAAGAAGCCCTCCTCAACGCGAGCATTGGTGTTTGCCGCCTTGAGCCCAGTTGCTGCCGGCACGAGAACCTCAGAAACCCAGTTGCCGTTGATGATGAAGCCTGGAGAGCACGGGCACATCGTGCATCCGCATTTCTGGCTCCAGGAGAGCTTCGGAGCCTCGACGCCGAGAGTCGGGAAGACCTTGTCGTTCAAGAACTTACGATACAGCGTGTGAGGGCGCCGCGTGCGGTTCTCGAGATTCTCCACTACGTCGAAGTCGTCTCCGAAGGTGATGTACAGCTTCGACTGATTCGGCGCTACTTCGCCCCAACGCTGCCCGAGGTAGCCATTCGCGAAGAAGCGAAAGTCGTCAGTTACGTACATCAGACCGCCGGCGCACTCGACCTGTCGCCACTCCCACTTGTTGTAGGCGTCCTCTTCTCCGTCCCAGCTCGTCTTGCGTGTTGCGTACTTTGTCGTCATCTTTTGTCCTTTGTCTTTGTTTCTGCTTGTGCGTCTTTCCCGTGGGTTAGGGTGCTAGCCCTAGACCGTGTGATCTAGCAATCTCACGATCAACCGCCATTATTCGGCATCGCCGACGTCTGTCTCTCCTTAGAGCTTTACAGCGTTGCCCACGGTACTCGCCTCGCGTCGCTTTTCTCCGCGACGTCTTAAACTTTATGCCCACCGGGTCTCCGCTAGACTCCACCTTTCGGCTTCAACATTTAGCGGGTTGCTAACCCGGTGGGTTGTTATGAGATCATTATAACTTCTTTAGAATCTCACCAAACGTGCCGGCGAACTCCAAAGAGTCGATGAGTTACGACACCGAGATCGACAGTGCGCTCGGCGCCGGCGACGTGAAAGCTCTCGCCGCGCATGATCACGCTGTCATCGGGCATCATGATCTCTTCAGTGACCTCGAAGAGAAGCGGCTTGAGTCCGCGAGAGTGCTCTTGGTAGAGAGCGCCATCGACTACCGCATACCGCGTCGTTGTCGTGTAGATCAGGTGGTCCTGCTGCATACGTATATTGTAACTTCTTTAGATCGTATGGCCGGTTCACCCTCCCGCGGACGCTACCCTACGTCTCCACGGGAGGGAGAGCCGCTCTCCAGTCTGGAGTAATGAACATCTTGAGACTGGGATACCGGCCGGCGGCCCTTACGCTCATCCGAACAACTTCTTCCAGCACTCCGGATGCGTCCCAGAGATGAGTTGCTCTCGGCGCTCGATCGGCATCTCAGGAAACGCCTCCTGAGCCAGTGCGCCGGCGTTGTAGCGCTCGAGATCGCTCTCGCGGACCGCAAGAAAGTCTGAGCGGCCGCACACTCGGCACGCGGGCGTCTTCACATAGATGCTGTCGGTGTCTGTCGTCATTGCTCGCCTCTATTCGTCCGGGGAATCGTCTTCAGTCGCGATCGAACCGCAGTTCGGGCACGGGGTTGTCGAGTAGCCTGAGACATCGTGAAACTCTGACTCAAACTCTGCCTCGCACGCGAAGCACCGCGTCACGTCTGTCTCCATCATCAGTCGTCGTACGGGTCGTCCCACTCAGGATCGTACGGGTGACGGCCCTCTTCCTGCCACCACACATAATCCGCGTCCTCGTTCCAGTGCTCGTAGTCTTCGCGTCCCATGCTCCGTCCTTTCGTCTGACCAGCGGGCTTGCTGGTAAGAACTATTATAACTTCTTTAGAAGCTATTCGTCTTCGTCTTCGTAGGGGTACGTCGAGGGAGAGTACTTGTTCATAAAGCCTTGAACCCACGCTTCCATCTGCGGCCATTCCATCGACTTCGACGAACGGTCGTGCTCACTGCGGCGATTCCAATGAGAGCCGTAGTGATACGATGCGTAGTGCAGTGGGGCTCTGTCTTTGATGATTTCTTTCTTAGGAGAAAGATCGAAGCAAAACCGAGACGCCCACGCCTCCATTTGCATGTCGCTCATTCCCAACTCGCGGAGAGCATCCTTTGGATCGTAGACGCACTCACTTAGAACTCTCTCGTTGACCCCGCTCTGGATCGTGTAGGCGAAAACGTCGTTGCTGTACGTCACGAGCTGTTCGCCGTACGTAGAGGCTCGGCAGACATAGCCACGGCCCCCTGTTGTTCCGGCCCTGTCAATGGTGACAGCGATGGCGTTGTCGACGGCATCCTCGACCCGAGTCGGCCGCATGACGTCCCATACGACGTCGTTGACAACAACTTTCTCAGTCGCCCAGTCTTCGTTCTCTATGCGACGCCGCATGAATCTGTCCATTCCCATTGTCAGATCTCCACCACGGAGTGCACTGAATCACAGAGACCGCATGTCCACTCTTCTCGGCGCTTGCCATCGTGCATCTCGAAGTTGACTTCGACGTCAACCTTCTTCTCGAAGTTTTCGCAGTCGGGGTACTCGCACTCCCGATCGTCGATCTCGATCCACTCTGTGGTCTTCATCTTTGTCCTTCCGTATTGGCTGATGAGATCATTATACTTTCTTTAGATCAGAAGCACCGATCGCACGTGCAGTGGTTTCGGCCGCCAGACTCGCACCTCTGCGAAGCGTTGTGGTTGGGATGGAAGCTGGTTCCTTCGGCGCGCATGTTGTCGCAGTACTCGCACTCGCCCTCAGGCGCCTTGCCGATCTCGCTCCAGTTGATGCTCATCTGTGTCCTTCCGTGTTGGCTGATAGTTTTATTATAACTTCTTTAGAAGTCAGTCGGCGTGGTCGGTCGGTAGGCCGGCTGGCCGGCCGGCGCGAGGCCGGCCGGCGCGAGGCCGGTCAGATTTGGTAGTCGGCGATGAATTCGTCGAGATCGGTGGCGTAGTAGTCGGCGAGGTCGGCGACTTGGTCGGGCGTGACGGTGACGTTGTGGAAGACCTCGTCGCGGTAGAAGCGGTCGAGGCGCTGGATGACGGCTGACGGGCAGGCGTCGATGATTTCGGCGTAGACGTCGGCGAACGGTGCGTCGGTGTCGTTGAGGCAGATTCGGAAGGTGGGCATGTATGACCTTTCGTGTTTGGCTGGCCCGGCTGGCCGGCGATATTTATATTATAACTTCTTTAGTTTTTGCGGCAGGTCGGCTGGCTGGCTGGCCGGCCGGCCGGCAGTTAGCCGGCAGGCCGGTAGGCCGGCAGTTAGCGGGATTCGGGATGGACGAAGTTCGGGTCGGTGGAGATGTGGACGGCGGTGGCGCGCATGTCGTCGTCGAAGATTTCGGCGAGTTCGGTTTCGGTGAGTCGCGATTTGAGATTCGAGACGAGTCGCAGCCAGTTATCGACGGTAGTTATGACAAGATGGTCGTGTTGGTCGTAGGAGTCGGTGAGGTTGAGGGATCGGTAATGGGATGTAATGTAGGTGGGCATGTGGACTATTATAACTTCTTTAGAAAACCGCATACCACTGCCAGCCGGCGTCATTTTGCCGTATTCCTAGCCATTGGCCGGGTTGACGGCCAAGAGAGCGGCACTCAGGCCACTCTCAGGCTATTTCGCGCGGTGGCTCGGTCAGGCGGCCTGAACTCGGCCGCGGCAGGCCTTCTTGGCGGCCTGGCGGCGCTTGTTCGGCAGGGTGTTGGCCCGAACTCGGACGCCCGCGGCGAACGCCGCACGCTCTTCCGCGCTCCACGTGTTCTTCATCTTTGGGGCTGACTTGTTCTTGTTCATGAGATCATTATAACTTCTTTAGAACTCGGTTACCGCTGCCAACCGGCGGCTTGCCGGCCGAGGCTTGCGCCCCAGCCGGCTTGCCGGCGGCTCAGACCGTGTAGGCCAGGACGTAGCCCTTGGCCTGCTTGGCGAAGAGCTGCTCAGCGGCCGCTCGGCGGGCCGCCTGGTCCGAGAAGAACCGCTGCACCTTCGTGCCCTGCCGCTCCTTCTTCTCAGCGCGACCCCACTCGAAGATCACCTCGTGATCGTCGGTGATGGTGATCTCGTAGATCTTGCGCTTGCCGGCCACGCCGCGCGCACCATCGGACTCCTTGAGGAGACACCACTTGGTCATTCCATGTCCTTTCGTCGTTCCCCAGCCACCCTGGCTGGTAAGATCCATTATAACTTCTTTAGAACTCTAGGGAGAGTGGGCAGAGACATTACTCGACGAGTGACTCTAGAATCTCGTCAGCGACGATCGAGTGAGATTCTGCGTCGAGCGAGAAACCTCTGTCCCAATCCGACTCGGAGCATCGGGAAAGACTCGCGAGTCGAATGAACGCGACGCTCAGCAACTCGAACTCCTCCTCCCACTCGTTCGCGACGCCATCGGACCAGCGAAGCGCCCATGCGCCAGTCGGGAGCTTCTCCAGCTCGACTGCGAGGTCGGGGATTGCGTCCCAAGCGATCAGTGACTTGTTCTCGTTCATGAGTCTATTATACTTTCTTTAGTAAAGACAGTCCGTCTGCATAGCTCGCCTATAGGCGGGCCGGTGCGCTCGCCGGCGTCACTCTCTCGAGCCAAACGCCATCGACGCGCGCTCGCCTGACTTCGTCAGACCGAGAGCAAGAGCGTAGTGATCTCCGCGCCACGAGTTCTCGCCGAACGCGATGACGCCATCCGCGAGAAGATCGACGTCCAAGACCGCCGTCCGCATCGGGTCGCTATCGAACGTGATGGCGACCAGCCGCACGGGCTCGCCGTCATACGTGTCGTCGATGAGCCGTACGGTGAATCCCTCGCCGGCGACTCCGTTTCGGTGAAAGCTCGCGTCCGCGACCTTGACCGTGTCGAATACTGACTTCATGTCCGTGTGTCCTTTCATGGTTTTATTATAACTTCTTTAGAAGCTCAGTCGAAGAAGTCGGAGACCGCGATGTCGATCTCCTGCTCGATCTCGCTTCGCCGCTTCTCGATCTCTTCCGCGAGCCGCTCGAGGAGCCTCTCCATGTCGGCGACTTCGCTCACGTCATTCGCCATGAGCCGATCTTGAAGTCTGTCCATCAGCCCCTCTTGAAACGTCTCGAATCTGTCGAGCACCTCGATCTTTTCCATCGCGTCCATCTCGTCGTTATTCCTTTCCACGTAGACTATTATAACTTCTTTAGAAGAAGAGTGGGGGCGCTCACCGCGCCCCGCCGTACTCCTCTCCGTAGGTCTCCTCGTAGAGCTCGAGCATCTGCTCGAAGGCCTTCGCCTTGGTGCCGGCGGTGATTCCGTACGTCTCCTTGACGAACTTGAGGGCGCTGAAGCCTCGGGTCATCTTCATGCCATGCATCTCGACGCGGAGAGCCTGGATCGCGGAGATCATCCTGAGCTTCTCGAGCAAGTCTGGCGTGTTGGTCACTACTGTCATTCTGTGTCCTTTCGTCGTGGGCTTGATATCATTATAACTTCTTTAGAATCACGATCAGGCGGGGAGCGAATCTGAGGCGAACTTGCCTGATCGGCCCGCGTCCAGGAGATTGAAGACCATGTAGCGGGCTTCGATCGAGCTCATCCCTTGGAGCCGCATACGGCGGTACGCTCTGCGGATCGAACGCATTCGCCATGCGTCGATGAGGATGCGGCACTTATTCGAGCCGAGGATCTGGCGGCTCCCTGGGAGTGACATGTAAACCATCTGCTGTCCTTTCGTAGTGGGCTTGATTCTATTATAACTTCTTTAGAATTCGCGGCCGGCGCCCGCGATCAGCGGGCTGCCGGCTGGACGATGAGGTTCGGGTTGTTCTTGCGGCTCACGTACCTCAGGCAGGCGCTCTGGCTGCCGGTGAAGCAGATGTATCCGAAGGTCGGATTGAAGACCTCGTGTAGACGGGTGGAGGGCTTGTATGCCATGGGCTGCTTCCTTTCGTCGTTGGTCGGGCTGACGAGATCATTATAACATCTTTAGAATGATGAGCAGCCGGCCCAGAGGGGGAAAGGAGTAACCCCCCTGGGCCGGCAAGATCTCAGGATTCGAGCGGGAGCTCGAGCTGGTTCGGGTTGTACTCGCCATCGTCGATCTGTCGCGCGATCGCGAGTCGCTCGCTGCTCGTCGCGAACTCGATCGCGGCCCAGTCGTCGTCATCCCACATCGACGTGTCGACTACGAGAAACTCCTCTGCGTCTCCGTAGTTTCCGTCCATTGCAAAGTACGTCCTCATCTTTTCGTCCTTTCGAGTTTGGTTCTTCGTTGCCTTGTCTATTGTATCTTCTTTAGAAGCTGTCCGTCTGCACTGCGCAGCCTTAGGCAGGCCTGAACTCTCTCAGTGGATGCCGAAGCCTCCACTGTTGATCAGAAACACCGCGAACTCGTCGAGGTCACCGATCTCGAGAGAGTAGAGAGTTTCCGGGTGATCCTGACGTCCCTCGCCGTTGCAGCCGTTGCACCATCCGTGCGTACGCCCAACCATGATAGCCGTCACCGCGTCGAGAGCTTTCTCGGGCATGCCCATGTCCACGCCGACCTTGTCCGTGCGGATTCCCGTCTTATCGCACCAGTCGCACTCAGGGCGCTCAAGCTTCGCGAGGTACTTGTTCCGAGACTCGATGTAGGCGTGTGCACGCCCGTCTCGAAGATCTTGCTCGATCGCCTCACCAAGCCGCGTAGCGCCCTCCTCATCGAGGCCGTAGCCGTCGTTGTAGTGGCCGTACTCTGGCTCATCGCCGACCAGGTGCGGGTGCATCTGCACGCAGTAGTCCCAGATCGGACGCCATCCCCAGACGTTCGCCCGGAAGTACTCGCCCTCTTCAGTCTTCGGGCTGTGCCCGTAAACGTCCATTCCCATCTTGCTGTCCTTTCGTTGTAGTTGGTATGATCTATTGTATCTTCTTTAGAATCAGTCGTCGTTGACGTGCCCAGGGCTGAAGCGATTGTCCGCTTCCTCGCCAGGAACAAGAGTGAACCACAGGTAGTCTGAGTTCACGCTTGGGTCGTGCACCTTCTTGAGGATCGGCCAGTCCCACGAGTTCCTGAGAGCCTGCGCGTCCAGAACTACAGTGCACTCTGGGTCGATGCCGCGAGCGATCGCCTCGTCGACGAGAGTCTTGAGTTCTCCGATGTTCATGCTGTGTCCTTTCGTTGTAAGCTGATGAGGTAATTGTATCTTCTTTAGAATCTCACGCGACCAAGACTTGCTTGTTGATGAGCCTGGCGTACTCCGCGCTATGCACCGGCCGCTGCGTCTCCTTCTCGATGAAGGTGCTCTGCGTCCGCGGGTTGTACATCACCTTCGTGGGAGTGTCTGGCAGATCGTCGACCAGGGTTCCGATGACGAACGCGTGCACATTCTTGCGGCCCTCCGCGAGGACTCGGCGCCTGCCAGCCTCGCTGACCTTGAACACGACGTCTCGTAGACGCACCTCGTCGGCGTAGTCTCTGACCAGCCATCTGCCATCGATGTGATGTTGAATGCTGAACGTGCGCTTGTGAAGGTTGTAGTAGACTCGCACCCGCATCCTTCGTCCTTTCGTTGTGGGCTTGTAGATACTATTGTATCTTCTTTAGAATCGCCAGGGGTGGCCGGCCAGCCCAAGCCGACCACCCCGGCGCGATCACCGCTTGTAGAGCCAGCCGCCAGCCCAGTCCCAGACTTCCAGGATCTGATCCCAGTCGTCGAAGAGGTTGTAGCGTGCTCCATTCAACGCCGGCGCCTTGTAGCTGGCCGGCTTGTAGATGTCTCCGTAGATGCCCTCGGCCATGCCGATGAACATGTGGACCGAGCCACCCTCGTGCTGGCCATCGTCTCGGATGTACCGCATGGTCACGCGAACGTACTTGCGGCCGCCATCAGTCTCGTAGACACGCTGCGCGAAGCCGCATGCGTTCTCTGGGCGACTGTTGATCTCGTCGATGAACTCGAGGATCTTCGTGAAGGTCGCGTCTGCGGTTCTGGTCAGAGTTTCCATGGTGTCCTTTCGTCGTGCCAGCGTGGTTGCTGACAGTATCATTGTAACTTCTTTAGAATCAGTCGCCGAACTCGCACGCGGCGCAGAGGATGTCCGGACCCCACCAGGATCCGATGAACGTCCCATGCACGCAGTACTGTCTCGAGTCGTTCCGATCCCAGTCGAACTCGTCGCCGGGCTCGTAGTCGTCTCCGATGTGCGTGCGATCTTCGTACTGCATCTCGAGGTCGAAGTCCATGGCCGCTCCTTAGACTCTCTCGGCGAGACGGATCTGATCGAGGGCCGAGTAGAGCTCGCCGATCGCGAGCATCACGGCGGGCTCCAACGACTCGCCATCTTCGACGACGTTGACATCCTCCATGAGCGACTCGAGGATCGCCTTCACTGCATCTTTCATTGTCACTGTGTCTCCTTCCATGTGGTCAATTATAACTTCTTTAGAACTCCGCCGGAGGCGCCGGCTCTCAGATGAGAACCGGCACCATCGCGGGCTTGCGCTCGTCGACGCTGACGAAGTCGGGCGTCTTGATGTCGAGCCACATATCGAAGCGCGCGCCGATCGACTCGACTGGTCGCCAGCCCTCGACTTGGACGACGAATCCAGGCGAGCAGGGGCACATGCTGCACCCTGCGTTCTGGCGCCATCCGAGCTTCGGAGCAGTCTCCTGCCAGCCGAGGGTCGGCCACACCACCCGCTCGATGTACTTGCGGAACTCGGTGTACGGCCGACGGCGGCGATTCTCCAGGTTCTCGAGAAGATTGAAGTCTCCGACCTGCACGTAGATCCGAGGCGCGCTGACGAAGCTCGAGTAGCGCTCGTAGCGGGGCTCCCAGACGCGCTTGCGGATCCGAAGATCGAAGTCGTCTGACGAGATCTCGAGGACTCTGTCGTCGTGCCACTTGTAAGTCGCGATTGTCATGATGTCCTTTCGTAGTGGGTTGGGCTGACGTAGACTATTATAACTTCTTTAGAATCAGCCGATCCGGCCGGCGATGTAGTCGTCGCGATGCATTGACCACGCTGCGCTAACGTCCTCGGCGCTACCGCCGCCGCAGACCCAGCTCATTCCGAACTCGGCTCGCATCTCGGCGAGCTGGTCGGCGAGCTGGTCGGAATAATCCAGCTCCATCTGATAGAGGTACTCGATCGCGTCCTCGCGGGTCGCACGTCCATCGCGCTTGGCGATGATTCGGAGAGCGTCCTTGATCTCTTCTGGGGTGAACATCGTTGTGTATCCTTTCGTAGTGGGTTGGGCTGACGATGTCATTATAACTTCTTTAGAATTCACTCAGGCTCAGGGCATCTGTCCATGAACGCCGAGTGGTACATCTTCTCGTGGCCACAGTTGTCACAGATCTCGTTGAGCTCGAGCCAGTCGTCGAGCTGTCGCTGAGCTCGCTTCTTGCCTGCCCGGTACAGCAGGTACCCGGTGAATAGTCCCATGCTCAGTACCTTACTGTCTTCAGAACGCGGGTACCGGATCGTCGCAGTTCGACTCGTCGAGATGCGACCAAATCGCCCGATTGTCCTCGTAGTCGATCGCGAAGATTAGTGCCTCGCACATCTCGCAGATTGTCTCTTCCATGTTGGCTATTATAACCTCTTTAGATTCGAGTCCGTCTGCACCGTCGGGGCCTATGGCGGGCCGGAACACTCTCGAGAGGTGCCCGTCTGCATTAATGCCTAGGGGGCAGGCCTGAAGTTGTGTCGACCCGGGGGAGGAAAGGACGACTCCACCCCGGGCCAACACGACGGAGGCGACGGGGAAAGGACTACCCGTCTGCACTCCGTGACCTTAGCAGGCCGAGGCGAGTGCCGCGGCTGCTGCTCTGCCGATCGAGTCGGCAAGCTCGACTACGTCCGTCTTCAGGGGAGTGACCTGAGCCGCCGTGCCTGCCGTGATGCCGCGAGGGCCCCAGCCGGTCGAGATCCAGAGCACTCCGACACCCGTGCGCTCGCACTCGGCGATCGCCGCCTTGGCCGCATTGGTCTCGGTGAAAGTGTACTCGCCGTCGCTAACGATCACGAGCAACCGTGCGCCTGAGCCGTGCGTCAGATCGAGCGCCCCGTTCAGCGCCTTGAACGCATCATTGAACTTCTCGGTCATGTCTCGTGCTGTCCAGACTCGCACCTGATCGAGGTGCTGGCCGGGCTTGAGCGTGGCGAACACGTCGTTGCCATAGTAGACCATTGCGGCTCGAGCCTGCACGCGACGAGCGGCCTCTGACAACAGCCACGCGGTGCTCGCCATTGGCGCCATGGCCTCACCCATCGAGCCACTGATGTCGACCATGATCCCGATGTTGAGCGTCGGATCGTCAGTGTGCTTGCGAGCAGTGCGTCGCCACGGCTCGACCTGCGCCATGACACCCTTGCTCTTGAGAGCTGCGGCCTGGACTGCGGCGCGACTGCGAAGTCGTCCCGGAGGCACGACGTCCGTGATCTCAGTCTCGCTGCGATCGCGGTACTTCGCCTTCTCGAGAAGCTGCGCCACCTTGACAGCAGCGCGACGCTCGTCGGAAGACGCCGGGCGAGTCTCTTGAAGCACGCTGTTCGACTTCGTGCCATGCACCTCTGACGTTCCGGAGCCGAACACCTTGCTGGCCGCGTCCATTGCGCTGCGGCGATCACGCGAGTCCCTAGCCCTGGCCTGCGCCTCTTCCTCGTAGTCGGCGAGCTGCTCGGCTTCGGTGATGTCATCATAGGAGCCGATCTTCGACTCCTCGGCGGCGTCCTCGAGCGCTTCCTGCATCTCGTCGGCGAACGACGATGAAGATGACGGCGTGCCGCTCGTGCTCTCGCTCGAGCCCGAGCTCTCGCCGGACTCACCGGGCGCGCCTTCGGAACCTTCGCCCGGCTCAGAATCTCCAGGCTCAGGCTCGCCATTCTCTACAGCGATCTCGTTGATGAGCTCGACCCAGCGGCGCGCGATGGGGTACATGTCTGTGGCGTCGTGGTGCCGGGAGTGCTCCTGCGCTGCGCGCCAGAGCTCGCGGAGCTCTGCCAACTTGGCTTCGCCGAAGCGCTCGACGAGAAGCTCGCGAATGCGCTCAACGTCAGACCACTCGAGCGATCCGGCGTCGACACGGGCGAGTGTCAGAAGAGCGACGTTGCCCGCGAACACGGTGTCGCTGCTGTCGTGAATCTCTTCCGGATTGTTGACGACAACGTCAACAGCCATGCGGCGGAGGAACCCGGACATGCGCGGCCAGACGTCGAGGCCATGACGCTCGATGCGGCCCTCCTCAAGAAGAAGGAGCGCAGTGAACTCGCGAGGAGAAAGATCTTCAGCAGCCCGCGGCAGACTCCAGAGGGAGTAGCGGGCGTGCATTGCCTCGTGGAAGATCGCGCCGATCGCGCGAGGCCACTCGGCTTGAGTACCGATCTTGGTCAGATCGTCGATGTCCTCGGGATTGACGTCTGCGCCGAAGCAAGTCTCGGTGTTGATCTCGAGCTCGCTGGTGTTCGGCGAGAAGCACGCGGGGTTTCCGAGGCCGGCAGTCGGGCCGGCGAACGCCACGATCTCGAGGCGGCCCGACCAGCTACGAGCGAGCTCTCCGATGCTGCCACTGACGCGTAGCCACTCCGGGTATGTAACTGACACTGGCTCACGACGAGCCGCATTCTTGAGATTGCCCACGTTGATGTCCTTTCGTTGTGGTGCTGTCCTTCGTTGTAGTGGCTATTATAATGTCTTTAGAAAGTGCCAGTGGGCCGGGCTACCCACTACGCTAGCCCGACCCACGGCGATCTTAGATCTTGGCCGGCATGCACGTCTCGCCGTACACCCGGGACAGCACGTCTGCGACGACGGGCCGATCGAGTTCGGGGGCAGCTGCGAGAATGTTCGAGATCGCGAACTTGGTGCCGAACTCCGAGTTGATGTCTCGGAACGCCAGGAGCTCGCGCATCTGCGGAGCCCATGACACCTCGTTCGCGGTGAACTTCTTGCTGAGGTTCTGCGCCGCAGTCACGGCCTGCGTCGGCACACCGAGCTTGCGAGCGAGAGACCAGTCAGTGGTCATCTCGACCTGGAGCGTGAACCGGGAGAGAAGCGCCTCGGAGAGACGCACGCCGGGCGCGTTGGGGTTGGTCGCTGCGACAACGTAGAAGCCATCGGCGGCCTTGACGGTGCCACGCTCTGGGTTGGCAGTCACGGTGTACTCGCGGCGCCCATCCATAAGACCGTAGACGATCGACATCACCTTGGTGTCGATCAGCCCAACCTCGTCGATGAGGAACGGCTTGCCCTCCTCGGCGGCCTTGACCAGCGGCCCATCTTCCCAAAGGAACGCGCCGCTAGGAGTCTGGACGTAGCCGCCGACCAGGTCAGCGACCTCGGTGTCTCCGGAACCCAGGAGCGTGTAGAGGTCATCGCCGAACGCGGCCTCGACGAGCGCAGTCTTGCCGCAGCCGGGCGAACCGTAGAGCAGAGCGTAGTGCCCGAGCTCACGAGCACGGCGCAGAACCGCGACGTCGTTGTGATCGCCCCACGAGCGGGAGAAGTACTTATCGCCGTTGGGACGATCGAAGCTCTTCTCGCCATCGAGGGTGTCGACTTCTTTCATCACCGACTCCTTGGTAGTGCTCGGCAGCGCTGCCTTGCGAGCGTTCACGCGCCCAGCCGGATCAACAATACCTTGCATCGCGAGTTGGTGATCTCCGAAGATGCTCTGCATCACGAAGCTCTCCAGCGTCGACCACAACGACGGGTCGAGCCCATCGATGATCTCTTTGTGCTCGGCCAAGCCGGCAGTAACGGCAACCTTGTTGGTGATAGTCATTTCAGTCCTTGCGTTGTAGTGGGTTGTAGTGGGTACGTAGTATTGTATCTTCTTTAGAAAGCCAGAAGATTCTTATCGAGCTTGCGAGAAGAACGGACCTTGTGGACGCGGCCCAGAGCCTTGTACGGGGTCTTCCCATTGATCGCAGCTGCGGCGTCCTCTTCGGTGATCTCGATGACGATCGGAGGCGTGCGAAGAGTGAAGCCCGAGGAAACGAACCGGCTAAGCGGAGAGAAGCAGAGGTACTGAAGAATGTTGAGCATGGTCGTCCCACGGAGCTCGTCGTCGCTGAGGCTCGAGTGGTCGATCTTGTCCTGGTGCCACTGGCCGTAGACGTCGAACGCAGTGCTAGTCTTCCACTGCCTGCGCGGCTGCGCGGTGCTGATCGTGCGGCGAAACGCCATGGCGCGCGTCTGCTTGTAGACGCCAGTCGCAGGCGTGCCAGTGAACTTGTTCTCCACGCTTGGCATGAACAAGTACTGCGCGACAGCGCCGCGGCGATCGTTGATGAACTCGAGATAGACCGCCTGAGCGATCGGCTTTCGATTATCGAATGTGGTAGTCATGGTGTCCTTTCGTAGTGGATGTAGTGGATGTTGTCATTATACTTTCTTTAGAAAGCAGACTGACGGTGAGCGCCGAGAGCCGCAACTGCTCAGGGGGGAGGAGCTGCGGCCCTCGGACGCGATCACTTGGTGGTGAGCACGGTGTACGAGGACTCGAGAAGAGTCGCCTCGTACGCCTCCGGCCACGCGGCCTTGAGGGCCTCGCGATCGATCTTGCTCATGTTGCGGTGCGAGATCTTGACTCGCTCCACGCCATTGATGGTGCCAACCTCGGCGTCACCGAGAAGCTCGCGGAGCGCCTTCTCGGCGTTCTCCTTCTCGGCCTGGAGGAGCTTGATCGTCGCCTTCGTGTTGTTGAAGGTTCGGATGAGATCCTCGGCTGAGGTCGGAAGGTCAGCGACCTGCTTGACCTCGGTGGTCGTGGTCGTGGTGGTCTGGGTCATTGTGGTGCTTGCCATTGCATGTCCTTTCGTCGTTGTGGCTTGCAGTTTCATTATACTTTCTTTAGAAACTCACTTGAAGCAAGAGACCTTGAGCTTCATGTCAGTCACGCCGATCGCGTCGCGCACTGCCGCGAGCTCGTCTTCGTCTTCGGCGTAGGTCACCTCACCGACAACCTCGTAGGTGCCGAGAATGGCGCCTGTCTGATCGTGGCGAAGCTTCCAGACGTTTCCGATCGTCCAGCCTTCGTACATCTCGCTGCCGGCGCCAACGATCACTCGAGTGGCTGCTGCCTTACGAGGCTGATCGACGCGCTTCAGCACGACAGCGATGCTGTCGGACATGTACCCGGGACCGAACGGATGCTCGAGAGGCTCCATCGGGTTCCACTTGGGATAGCCTTGTCCGTAGGGGAGGATCCCCTCCGCGACTCCATTGAATCTTTTGAACATTGGTGTCCTTTCGTTGTAGTGGCTTACGAGTTCAATTATAACTTCTTTAGATTATCGAACCGAAGCCCAGGAGTGCAGCTCGCTGAAGTCGCAGAGCTCGATGAACTTCTCGAAGTCGATGACCTCAACGGAGTTGGTCTTGTTGATGTAGACCTGCCGCGTGCTCCAGACGACGCATGGGATGTCATCGTAGTCAGGTGAGACGTAGTTGAGATCGCCGGCGGAGATGCCGAAGCCAGTCTCCTCGTTCCAGCCGGTGCCAATGATCTGCGAGATGCAGATACGGGTGGCGTACGAGGGGTCAGTCCAGCGAGGCCTCGCCTTCTCGAGCGCGCCAGCCAGCGCCTCGTAGCGCGAGTGACCGCCCCAGTGCATGTAGAGATTCACAGGGGTCTCGTCTGCGGGGGTCTCCATGAATTGGATAACTGCTCTGTCGCCCATGGTGTGTCCTTTCGTCGTTGGTATGGGGTGAGACCAATGGTATCTTCTTTAGAATTCCTTCCGAGTCGAGAACCAGAGGCCCGGCATAATCGCTGGCGCGATGCAGTCGATGCAGACTGGGTACGCCTGAGTCATTGGCTGACTCTCGTGGTCGACGAGAACTGAGAACGGAATGAACACGTTGTCCCATATTCCGACAGCGAGTCGGCAGTTCTCACACTCGATTTCGTGTGGACCAATGTCGAAGACCCCGGACAACGAGCAGGCAGCAACGTCATCCGGGGTCTCCAACAAGAAGAGGTCGTAGATGTTCACGACCTCAACGCTATCACATCAGCGCAGGATCTGCTGAATGCGCTTCAGCTCGGCCTCCAACGACGAGATACGTCCCTGCATCTCCTTGATAGCGATGTCATGGCGCTCGATGGCGCTCAGCTTAGTGCCCGTCTGCGAGGACGAGGCCTTAGCGGGCCGGCTCGTGTTGCGAGCCTTCCGGAGGGCATTGCGCTTGCGCGCCTTGCTCTTGCTCAGCACGTCTGGCAGCGGAGCGATCTCGACGCCGGGAAACGCGCTCTTCTTGACGCGAATCGGAATCGCAGCCGAGGTCCAATACAGAAGAGGAGTGCGTCCCTTGGTCATGCCGAGGAACTCGCGCTCGCCGTCCGTCTGCTCTCGGCAGTGCAGCAGGCCAACCTGGCAGAGACTGGTGAGAGCGATGCGGACCGAGTTTGACCGGCGCTTGCGCTCCGACGAGCGACCAGCGTTAAACGCCGAGAAGATCTCGTTCATGGTGGCTGGCTCGGTCGCCGTGCAGAGAAGCTCGTAGATCTCGAGCTCGAAGCTCGGACCAGAGACTGCGCCTCGTCCGCGACGGTTAATGAACTCGTCGAACTGCGGTGAGTTCATACGAAGCTGCTTGATGGTGTCGACCGTAACGGTCGGGTTTGACTGTGTCATTTCGTATCTCCGTGAGGTAGATGTCGTTGTGAGTGCCGGATCGGTTGAACCGGTGACATCATTATATACGGCTTTAGAATTCGAAGACGCTACGTACAGAATATTTTTGTTCGGTCACCGAGTCGAGTTAAACTCGCGGGATCCGGAAAACCAGTCGCGTCGGGTCCAACGTATCCGATTTGGCGCTGCCATCGAGCGTAGCCGGCTCGAGTATACTCGTCGTACACGCCGTTTCGGTGGTACCTCAGATCGGAGACGATTTCGAGTGCCCGCTGGAGGTTATAGATATCGGCGAACGCGCCTGCTTGAATTCGAGCGATCGACACTACAGGCTTCGGAAGGTGCCCGTCTGCATTTTTAGTCCGCCCAGGCCGGACATTGAAATTTGGGCGCCCAAAACCGATTGTTTCGCGCGTCCAGCGTTCTATTAATTGAACTGAGTTCTCGACATCGCCTTCGCAGGCCACGAACTTGTCGTCTTTGAGCACCTGAACAACGATCCCGCAGTGCGGAGCCTGAAAACGCGAACTTACGCGCGCAGAAAACGGATAAAAGACGATATCTCCAGCAACAGGTGAAATATAGAGCCGTCTGCTATGAGAAAACTCGGCCAGGCCGGAACCTGTGTACACGCACGATGGAACGTCAACGCCGGCGTCGTACGCTACGCAGTCAATGAACGCGCCGTCCCACGGAATGTCGTGACCGAAATAACCAACCCGTCTGCTAAACGAGTTCTCTCCACCAGGCCTGACCTTGAAGTCAGCGTACTTCAGACACTCGGAGACGAGTCCGTCTGCAGATCTTCCAGCTCCAGGCCGGACGTCACGTCGAACATCTGATTCAGACCCTGAAGAAGAAGTTGTGCCTCGTTTGCGCGAGCCGAAACGCGAATCGTCTCTTCTCTTGTTCGACATAGATCAACGTCTTCTTTCAGCCGGTCTGCTAAGATCTGCGCAAGCTTCGAGACTTCTTCTTTGCTCATTCCGTCTACTCCTGTGCTTCGGAATCGTCATTTGTCTCGTCACTTGCTTCTGGTAAACCAATTCCGTCTGACGCGAGCCTCGATGCGACGTCGATCGCATTTTTGGCGAGTCTCTCCAGACGTTCGTTGACTATATCTGCTGCGGAACGTCCATCGGTAACTTCTACACGCGCGTCAAACTCGACACCACCACGAACGCCGGCGCGATCGAGGATTTCGGTTGACGCCTTGAGGCGCACCGGCTCGGACGCTGCCTCGGACATGAGTTCTTCAAGAACATCGACAGCGTACGGAGCGGCCTGAGTCAATTTTGCGCGCGCACGTTCGACGTCCTCGCCGGGTTTTCTCGAGATCGAGCCGAGATGAATACGGCAGTAACCGTCATCCTTCGGGCGTCCCGAGCTCCACATCATGCATCGAATACCGTCGTCCTTGATCGCGCGACAACGAGTTGGAAGAGCGGCCGGCTTTCTTTTCGCGGACGGCGGACCGCCAGCCTCCTGCTCTTTCAGATAGTTTCGAGTCGCGCCAATGACCCAGGGAGGAACGATGTGATCTGCCGCCTCCTCGGCTAAGAGATCGTAACCAGTGACGTAATCACTGTTCAAGATATCCGGCTCAACGAGGATTGGGCGCTTCTCAGTAAGAGAAAGAACTCTGCGCGCTCGATCCATTTCGGGACTGCGCGCCTGAATTAAACCTGTCGGAACTCCGTTCGATGCGTAAACTGGGTCCCATCCCATTCGCGCGCGGCGAAGAGTAGAACGATTTACGTAATTGTCCTCGCAAACTCCACGCTCGACCTCGTGAATTCCGAGTTCACTCAGATCAGGGCGCATATTGATGGGATCATCAACGTGAACGTCTGGGCGCTCTACTGCGAGATCGTCATCAAATTTTTCTATCGCCATGAGAAGAATTCCGAGATTGAGTTGTGTGAGGGGTCCGCCGGGCGGGGAGAGGGCAACTACCGACGGACCCCTCGAGCGAGTAGCGAGCTACCGTGAAAGTCGATATTTCACCCGAGCCCAAAAACCGAGATTCTTCATTCTCGGATTCTCGACGGCAGGAGCCGTCTGCTCGGGAGCTGGCGCCGAGGCCGGAACTGATACAGGAACTTGATCCGTCTGCGGAATTTCTGTATCAGCGGGCCGGATGTCCTCGACGATCGGATCGACCTTCTTCGCCACTGACTTCTTTACAGGCGGCTTTTTCGCTGCGGCTTTCTTCGCCGGAGCTTTCTTCTTAGGAGCACCCGTCTGCGCACTCGAACTCCCCGAGGCCTGAGCCTTCTTTTTCGCGGGCGTTGATTTCGACGGTGTCTTCTTCGAAGGGGTCGCCTTCTTCTTTGGTTGTGAGTTATCGCTCATGAACTGTGAACTATAACCTACTTCAGCTGCCTGTGGACTCGTTCGAGAGGCTTGGGCCAGGATTGCCGCGCGTCGATGACGCTAGCGACGTGAGCACAGAGAGAACGGCGGCGACGACCGAAGCCTGCACCGCGTCTGTAATGTTGATCGTTAGAACATCAGCAGCGTCGGTGCCAACGAGAGCAACGAGAGTCTGCGCGAATGTCTTAATCGCTCGCTCCGCTGACGCCTTCCAAAATGATGATGACCACATAAGTGTAACTTCCTTTGTTCGGGAATGTGACGCGCTCCGCTTTGGCGAACAGCCTGGCGGAACGGAATCATTCTTCCAGGAAGAGGTCTCGGGCGATTTTCGCGAGAGTGAGGCGAAAAGCCACCTGTTTTGCGGCTTCTTTTAGAAACAATGGTTCTGCGGCGGCTATTATATAGGAATAGCAAGTGCTTCTGTGCGACACGAATTCGAGCCGGATGTGGGGGTCGAACCCACGACATCTCGCTTACAAGGCGAGTGCTCTACCACTGAGCTAATCCGGCAAATTGTTGAAAGCGCAGAAGCTGCTAAGTGACAACCTGAACACATGCTTATGTGATATTTGCAATTTTCCCAAGCCAACCAACTAACTTGGTATCTGCGCTTTCAGCGCCTCGAGTAGGATTCGAACCTACGACCAACGGATTAGAAGTCCGATGCTCTATCCTCTGAGCTACCGAGGCTATTGTTCGTACCGGGTGCAGGAATTGAACCTGCTCAAGTACTTTATAAGAGTACCTCCGTCAAACCGTCCGGACCACCCGGCATCTACTCACAGTAGACTGCGAAATGGGTCGTACTTCTTCGGGATTATTCGGAAAAGATGACCAGTCAAAACTGCCCATATTAGTAGAACAGCCGGGCTTGAGTATCTTCTTCTTGACAGACGGTAGAACGCTGTACTCAACGTTGTAACACCTTTACGCAGTGCGAGAACGTCATAGATCGTGATATACGCAATCAGTCCGACCCAAGCGAGGTGCCCCGCTGAGACTGTGGATGGTGGAAGATCACGGCCCGAGGTCGACATCCAAACCGTCCACTACGTCCAATGCTCTACGAAGTGCGAGGGTGTATAGAGTATCATCTTCTTCTTGAGGAACTCGAGACTCCCAGTCTTTGATCATCGACTTTAGTTTTTCACGAACTTCGTGTTTGTAGGTGAGAAACTCTATGTTCTGCTGCTCGTTCATGCTCTGCGCGCTGTCTTTTACTCTATAGATCCACTACGATTTTATACACGGCGATATGAAATTCTTTTGATCTGCTGTAGCCTTTTTCAAGATTCTCACTGGGTCAGACCGACGTCCTACACTCGTCACACAGCAGCGCATCGTATCCAGTTGGATACGTCGTAGCAATTCCCGACTGAGTTACTGGGACTGGAGTCAATGGCTTACCAGTAGATGCACCACAGCGATCGCACTTGAACTCGATAATCCAACGAACTTTCTTCTCTCGCTGGAGCAGTGCGTACAGACCTTGCGATAGAGCGTGCAATCTTCCACCACCTCGCGTAGATCTCAAGAATACTCGAGTATCCTCAGCCTCAAGGACAGGTCTACACTTCTTGCACGGACACTCCATTCTCGCCGGCTTACAGAACGTCACGCCTGCGATCTCAGTATGAGCAGCGACACGATGACCACACGCACACACTCTCTTGTCAATCTTGGTGTTTCGTGTCTCAAGCTCTCCTGCGTTGTATGCGTCTTCGATGTCCGCCGCTGAAGTTCCGAGCATCTTGAGCATCTCCTCTGGAGACATCCATTCGTTGTCGTTGCTCATCGTTTCTCCCTGTGAGAGTGTCGAAGTTTTGTACAAGCCCATTGTACACTACTCCACCCACCTGAGTCTGACTAAGTAGGAAACTCTTAGAAACTTTTGTTTTCTTCTATAAACTTTAGCAATAGACTATACAGCAAACCGAAAACTCAACCAATTCTGAGTAAGGGGTACGTGCACACGTATACGCGTATACTAGAATAACTTCACTTTCCCATTTACAGTATAGTACTACAGACCATACTACACAGTCTTTTGCATAGAGATTGCTCTTTTCTGTGTAATATGTGTCACAGTGCTTTTTTCTGTTGTATCATCAAAATAGTGCAGTTTGGTGTTACAATGCCACCGAAAAGCTCCCTCGAGACTACAAATAAGGTACAAAGTTCTTCCCCAAAGCGCCTTCGAGAAGCATACTTTGTACATTAAAGTGAGGAAAATAGAGGCCATGTAGAATGACTACATGTCGTCGATCTTCGAGGCTTCTCCGTACGATCACGCTCTTCGTCAACTTCATTCGTGCGTCTCCACGCTCACTGGAGTGGCGTACTTTCTCGAAGACATAGAAGATATCGAGGACGTTGATCTTCGAGCAGATCTTCTCGTCGCTGTCGAGAACTTGATCGACGTGTCGTATTTCATTACAGAGAGAGGTCGTGACATTGCTTGGCGTAATTCGGAACTTCCTGTCTCAGAAGAAGATATATGACCCGTCGCTCTCGTCTCTCCCCCGAGCAGAGAAGAAAGATTGCCAGAAGAAGAGTTGGGATCATCATCCCTTTGGCGATTTTTGTGTGGTTTGCGCCTACGGCGTCTGCCGCGTCATACACGGTCACCGAGGAATCCGACTGGTACTTTGAAGTCGAGCAGGACGGCACTGATGTAGTCATCTACGGTAACTCCAACAGTTCCTGTGAGGAACTAACGTCTGATCCATACTTGTGGCTATATGAACTGTCCGGCACATTGATAACTGGCAATGATGACGGCAACCACAACAGCACAAACCAGTGCGTTTCGTCAAAAATTGACACCACGCTGGATGCTGGCGTCTATCGCCTCCATGCTGGGTACTGCTGTAATCAAAGAGGAAACGGCTTCGACGGCGGAGAGT